ATCTATGAGGTGTCTTCCAGTCTATATAAATACTGGCTCTATTGCTGATGCGTTTAACAGTTCTTGACCCGGCTACTGCCTCAGCTTTTAAGATCCCAAAATATCTCACACGATTGTCTTGTGCACTAACCGTCAGCGTCCCTTCTAATCATTGGCCTAGGCAGCAACCATAGGACAAACCTATCATCAAACCCTGTAGTTACTTCACTCTGAATATAGTTTATGATTATGTTCAATTGACTATTGAGTCAACTTATAGGACTAGACTATGACCTATCGATTATCCTGAGCTGTACCACAGCCATACTTCACAGCTTTATGTCAAGACATTCTGTGCCAGCCATGTAGGGAATGCTTATTGGGCTAGTGTTTGGTGTGTCCCATATGTTGGGATGATGTAAGGAGTGGCGAGGAATGTGTCCGTGCTTAACCCGATAGGCAGTCTTAGGTCACTAGAATAGGCTAGAAACTACACTGATCAGTGTAATAGAAGTAGTCATTTAGACTAGATGGGATGTAGCTTAGAGGGTATTTGTTAGTATCGACGGAAGAGATACTTGAGATGTGTTCTATTAATACTGTTGATAACATTAAGCCTCTCAAGTGAGAGGCTTATAATTCCCTGCTAGTTTACCTTTAGTACATATTGTGTTTAGTCATAAATTTGCTGATATCGTCACCTTCTTCAGTTGCCAGAAACCATTTAGCAGCATCAAATGCGCAAGAGAAATTCTCTACACGTTCCCGCCCAACATAACCGATCCAGTTACCGTGGTTGTTCAACTTCAGGGATTTGAAGCCTGTGATAGCTTCCATCTCACCTTTGTAGTTTTCAACTTGGATGGTCACTTTGGTGGTCGATTTCATTTTCGTATTCTCTTTGGTTGGTTAGAAGCACTGCTTCAGTAGGTATAGAATACCACAATAGAGATTGAAGTAAACACTTATTTGAGGATATTTTGAATAATGATTTCTATTAGTTCATAGGTGTACAATAGATTTTATTAAATGGCCTCTACAAGGCTCTATAAGCCTCTCTGGGAAGGGGTAAGTTGTAGTCTTGATGCTGCTATGTCTTTCTTGTTAAAACAGCGTGCCAATAATCATGCCAGAATTACATGTTATTAATGTTTATTTTACAACTATTTCTTATCTTTTGGTAACAGCTATTAAAGGCTTTCAAACTTGATTGGCGTATACAAACAGTAATCATCCCCATGAGCCAAGAAAGCCTCATACAAACTGGCTCTTGACGTATCTTCCCACAACACTAGAGAGCCATGAATAGTGTGTTTGATTACTGGGGTTATGATAGAGGTTTTCATGTTCTTATTCTCCAAACAGTTCATTAAGAAGATCTTCATCAGTCAGGGTATTATCAGCCGTTGATTGATAAACATCTATCCCTTTAGACTTGAGGAACTCAGCTTCTTGTGCTATCTCTTTCTCAATCTGTTTAATCCAAACAGAACGTAGTTCGATTTCAGATTGTTTGGTAGCCAGTGCAAGATAGCCTCTCTCATTGCTAAGGCGAGTCATCAGGGCTGTGTAGTGAGTGGTGTCGTACATGGCTTTTGTCTCTGTTTGCTTATCTGGTATGAAGAATTATAGACAAAAAGAAAGGAGCAATCAAGCTCCTTTTAAGATTATTTTCAATATTTATCACTCATTATAGCCTCTCCACTATCACTCCATATCCTGTGATAGACAGGCTCTGTCTTTACATTCGTGTTGTCTTTAGTAAGCGAATAGAGAAGAAAAGCTATTGACAAGATCATTTTATTTACTCTCCTTTACACAATTAATTTCCCAACTCTTAGCCTTCCCATTCATGTGCTCAGCCTTGAAGCTTTCCATGTATTCTTGATAAGCTTTCTCTACAGGCAATGACATAAGAAAGTTACGTTCTTCTTGCATATGTTCAATACAGTCAGAGCGTGTCAGATTGTGATCAACAATGTACTCTTCACAAGTGATAGCTGAACAGAAGGCAATGGAAAGAAGCATGCTCATGATCTTTATTCCTGTGTTTGTTTAGTATGTGCTAAGTTTACACACAAAACAATGCCCGCACAAGGCGGGCTATTAAATAATTCACTAAAAGATTCTATCAACAAATGTTCACTGATTCATAAATTGTATTGCTACCATAAGCTGTCAAAGTGTAATCCTCTACAAGATCCCAACTCTGCATAGCTTTATTCCAGTGATGTAATTTCCCACCCTTCCTACTATAACGATAATCTGTCAACGTCTCTTGCCCATGTAGCTTCAGATAAGCTGTTGTGTTATCAACGTATGTCACTTCTAGGATGTGACGATTGAAGATGGATTGTTCTAGGAGGTATTTGGAACCTTCGGTGAAGTTCATGATTAGATATCCATTTTAACACAAGTGAAAACAGCTTTGGTCTTATGATAATTTCCATCTGAGGGAATTACAATCTTGTTGCCTGCATTGATACAAGCTTGCTCAGTAGAGAAACCACTGACAGAATGTGTACTCACATTACCTCCCGACTGAGGGTGAAATGTAGGGATCAAGGCTGTTACAATAACCAGTGTGTATAGCATCTCAATTCATCTCCCAATCCATTCGTTTAGCATTACGCTGTGTTTTATAATCATTCTTCACCCTACTATCCTTATCCTTTGCCTTGTCATATGTCTCTTTAGAAGTGTCCTTGGGCACCCCTTTAGACACATGTTTACGCTTACTTGTGTATTTTTGTTTATATTCGTATTGTTGAAAAGAGTCTGCATAGATGTTATTCATTTGGCTTGTTCCTCAGTCCCTTGAGCGTAAACTTTAGAAAGCCCTTCAGAGCTAACTTTTGGTACGTAGTAGCTGACGTCGCCTTCGACATCCAGACGACTTGACATAGATGCAAAATGAACACCTTCTGACTCGCATTCTTTAAGAACCTTCATCAGTTTACGTAGAACTACAGCTTGTGTGTGGTTCATGATTAGACTTCCTGTAAAGTTTTAATGTATCGTTTAGTTGCTGAAGAGAATCTTACCAAACCACGTACAAGCTTGCAACCCCTCTGAAGAATCTTTTTAAAAGAATTTTTATCACTCAACCCATCAACCACTTCTGCGAAGAATCCTACCCCTACAGGTGACGAATAGCTTTCCCTGTGTCTGTTGTTGTCTGAGGGATTGGAGGAGCTAGCGTAGTGGATTTCTTCCTCATCTTCTTCATTTTCTGGACGAATTGGCTTAGTGGCTAGAGCCTTTTCCAATAGGACTTGGGCGCGATCCCTCTTAACAATCAAAATGTCACGCAATTGAGAGTAAGTACGAATGTCTAGGCCAGCTTTCTTTTCAGCTTCTAGTTCGTAGAGTTGTTCTGTTAACACACGTACACGGCGTTGTTGAGGAAGTACTCTGTCAACTAGTGGAACAGAAGTTTTCTTTTTCTTCAGCGCTTCGATAGCTGAATCAGAGAAGGCTTCAACACGAGCACGACCATTCTTGTCAAAGGTTGCTAGGTCAACAGAACGATCACCACGATACTGGTCATTACCGCCAGACCATAGGCCATGTTCTTCACAGCTATTTAAGAAACTGGGTTGGATGTAAAGTCTTGTCATGATAAAAGCTCCTAACCTAAAACACCTTTCGATGTAGAGATTATGGAGCTTTGGGGTGTAGCTGTCAAGATTTATTTCACAACATAAACAAACTGCGTTTACTAAGGATTTCACCAGAAGGTAAGATACCTGTTGGATTCTCTGTGTAACCTTCAAACCAAGGCCCGTTATTGGGCATTGACAAACGAACAAACTGACGTTTTGTATCTTCTTCAACAGGAAGACTTTCATGCACACAAGCTCCATCTACCCAATATACCTCATTGGCTTCAAATAGCGTGCCTGAGTTCGGAAGTTCCAAGTGCTCGCATTCTCCTTCTGGGCCGGGTTCACCATCAAACATGCCAAGATAAGCTTTACAATGACTTGTGCTACTAACAGTTAACATGCCGTTACCAACTGAACCCCAACCACCTCCACCACCCCAAGCTCCACATTTACCATGATAATAACCATCTACATGCAAGCCGCTACGACGTAGAGAATTACCCTTGATAACTTCACGTTCATCGATTGTTAGGTAGCCAATCTTACCTAGGTGACGACTCTCTGTCATTGAATAGAGGTAATCGACAAACATTTGATAATGCTTTGGAACACCTTTTACACTGCCCAATTGAACAGGCATCATCATAATTCTTGTACCACTGAACTCGGGAAACTTCATTTTAGTATGATTCCAAAGCTTACGGAATGTAGATTCAAACATCACTTCTCCTCCTCCTTCTTAGGTCCACAAATAATACTTGCAGGCTTGACACCTGAGCTCTTAATAGTTAGTTCCACACTCTCATAACACAGCTCTTTCGTAGGATAGTCCACATAAATAATCCTATCGCACAAGCCCCACGTCAATGTGGTGCATACCATCATTGTCCACATTATTTCTTCTCCTTAACTAGTTGACGTAACAGTTCAAGCTCTTCCTCACGTCGCTTATCTTCTTTCCTCTTGCGTGAGTTACCTGCTGAGATTGCACATAGAATCCAGACAATAAGCCACGGGAAGAAAATGATAGTGATTATTAGGTGAATGAAATGGCTGAAGGTGCTCATAGCTATGCATCCCGGTCTGTGTCAGAAGGTGCTTTAGGCATCTGCATCCAATAGGGGTACTCTTCAGCAGCGACTTCATCAAACAATCTGTTGTCTAAGAGTTTCAGACTCAACCAGTGTACAGCAACCCAACGACCATTATGGAAGGCTAAAACGTGCCCATCCCATTGAGTGTCAGCTTCTGTTGGCCGAACTTTGGCAGTTTCAAAGTAGAACATCTGTTGATGCATTTTCATGATCATTCATCCAAGATAGCAATAATAACGAATTCAATGTTAGGGTTGTTCTGACGTTTGTTCTCAAGGAATAGTCTGCAAGACTCAAGCTCCATAGACACTGATAACTGTTGGTAGTCGTCTAAGCTGTAGCTAAATTGAGCAATATAGAGCTTTGACACACGTAAATTATCCATCACACATCCTCCAACTCATACTTAAAGTAATTAGCCCACTTATGTGGCCCACAACACATAAACTTATGCAGACAGTTGTCAGTGAAACGTTCGATATTTCCGTTAGACTTTAGGCTAAACTGATAGCTCTCACCAGCTTTGAAAGCTATAGAGCCGTCTGTCATAATGACATCAGCAAAGCATTTGAGAGTGATCATTTCAGTTAACCTCCACACGACGTTTACCATACTTGTATCCGCCATAAGCATTATCCCGACGATCTACAGAACGGATAGCTGCTTTGAACGACATTGGCTTGCTTACTACTGCGCCAGATTGGCGGTCGATTACTACATAGAGGTCTTTGATAGCGTCGGTTGAAGTGGTCATTTCGTTCTCCTTAGGAAGCCCCTTGCTTCCTTCTTGTAGTAATCTTAGCACACTGAGCAGACACGTCAACAAGAATTTTCAAATTATTTTCACACAGACACAAGAAAGCCCGCACGAAGGCGGGCGATGTCATTCCTGTGGAGCTAGGATTTTCTTACAAGAATCACCTATGATTATCAGCTTGCTTCGGCACTCAACAGAGCTGTGACTAACCACATCTGTCAACTCAACTATCCCCTCAACCACTTCAACAAAGGCTTCCAATCGTTGTTTCAATAAAGCTATCTCTTTGTCTTGCAATTGGAAAAGCTCATCCATCAACTGAATACGTTCCTGTGTATCGTCTGTACTTGGGAGAGTTTCGTCCTGCACAACCTCTGAAGAGAGCTTTGTTATCTGGTAATCCTCAGAATCAGCCCAGTCAGGGACAGCATCCATCATGTACTCACGACCATCTCTTACAATCAAGTATTTGATAATCATGATCTAGTTCTCCCGACGAATTGTCTTAAATGCATCGCTGAGGTAGCGTTTGGTTCTGCGTTTCCCATCTTTGAGACGGAATACTGAATAACCTTTGTTACTATCAAGCTTTGTAATCGTGCCGAGGAACATACCTGAGTCATTGAAGACTCTACGCACCTTGCTGCCGGTTACAGGACTAAAGCTACTTTTGATCTGTGTGGTTGTCATTTCATTCACCTTAAAGATTAGGTAATCAGCACAAAGAACCATTTCCTTGCGCCGTGACTCCTTGGTCTGTCAGATGGCTAATTCTTGTCCGCCAACTCTTGAATCTCCTTGTATGATTCAAAGGATAGCGAATGTCTTACACGAATGCAAGCAATTTTTGAGTTTATTTTTCAGTTATAAATAAGTCCTTGAATACAAAGGTATTCTTCGATTTTTGCCAGCTCAAGATAGTAAGCGTGCTCGCCAGCGTCATATTCAGGAGCTTCATCATCTGGGAACCATAACCAGCTTTGAAAATGAGCAAGCAACGTATCCAAACTCAGATTCAATAGGTTACGGCAATCTATCAATGCTTGGTTGTAAATCAGTGGATCATTCAAGGATTCCAGTGCGGCTTTGACTTCTGTGGTCATTTTCAAGCTCCTACGGTTTGTGTAAGGTTGGTGTTACAGGTTTAGTTTACATCTGTTGGATCCTAAAGCAACATATTTTTCACAAAATTTTCAGAAGAAAGAGGAATCTCTCCATTGAAGATATTTATTGATTCCCTTAACGAGCAAGCTTTTCTCTTTGTAGAATTTCACAGCTTTAGGAATGATTACTCTCTGCGTATGACTCTGCCCTGAAGCAATCTCATAAACTGTTGCTGCTGTGTGAAAGAGAGCTTGTTGAATACTGTTCATTTTACCTTCTGAATTGCTTAAGAGTGTGGTTAGGAAACGTTCTAAATCTTGTTCTAGTTGAGAGGGAGCGTGTTGGGGTTTCATTTAGTAGCAACCCTTACAAGTTGGGCATTGCCAATATATCAATCCCGGTTTCTCAACCTTAATCAGTTTTGGATAAACTTTTACATCACCAACCCATTCACCACAACATTTGACTTGTGAGATTGGAATCATTATAACATCATCACCATCACAATCTTCGTAGTCAATCATTACTACCTACTCCATAAACTTCTCTGATATGGTCCGGAAAACGATTTTCAAAGGATTGTAGAAGCCTGTAAAGTGTTTTATATTCTACCTGAAGCCTTTCGTAATCTTCGTAAGAGACAAACTCTCCATCAGCATCTTGTACCATAAAAGCTTGCTCATGCCTAAATCTTTTCATAGTGCTCTTCCTAAAACATCCCGGTAATCTGATGCCATTTGTCTTCTACGAACTTGACACCTTTTTGATAATCTTTTTCACACCTTGTTATTTCTACGATATGTTGGCTCCATGACTCTATCCACTGGACAAGTGCCGCCTCAGTTTCCCAATCGCAAGAGTAAATTCCATCTTTAAGTGCATCGGCAAAATCTTCGCTCTCAGTCGATTCACTCAAAGCATTCTGTAGCTGTGTTTTTAATAGGTCGAGAGGGTTCATTTAAATTCTTTCCTGTATCTTTGTAGATAGATTAGTCATCAACTCTTGATAGGACATTGAGCTTGGGTTGTGTTTCTTGCGCAAACAACTTTCTAAGAAACAAATCTCTCTTCCGTTTTCGTCCCCCAGAGGGATATCAAAGCAATAGGTATACCTATCAACAAGATTTACCCTGAGAAGGGTTCCTGTCAACCGACATGCAAAGATTTCCTCAGGGTTGGAATAGACCCTAGAAACTGTGTACTCACCGTTATAATGTGGAAAACGTCCAGATTGCAGAATTACAATTTCACCTTCTGAAAATTTATTCATTCTAATTCTCCTTAATTAAAGCTCGTTGAGCGACATTTCCTAGAATATATCCGCTAACAATCACCATAGTGATTGATTGGAACACGTCAGCAGGAAGTTTACCACACCAAAGGCATAGGAACAATAGGATCTGTACGACACAAACCAGAAAGAATTTCCTAGACATAAATTTATCAGACATTACAGCGCCTCCAAAGTTTACTAATTGCCCACCACAGGCTAGCAGTTACAGAAAGAGAATGCAACGTTTTAAGTTCATCTTTCACCGCCAATAACTCCTTTTCAAGAGGCTTTACACGCCTATCCGTAGCTGCCTGAACATCTCGTTCAAATTTCTCTTGAGAACAGCCAATAATTTCTCTCAATTCTTCATCGAATGCTGCAAAGATTTCTCGTGTATAATTCCCTTTCCCGTCTGCCCAACAGAATCTTTCGATAGGCAAATGATGAATTTCCACTTCTTGTTTGTCTAGAATAATGTCTGAATTATAGACAGGCATTGGCTCACGAACATAGTGTGGAATGTAGTTCCTGTCGTAAGATTGCACAGTCTTTTTAGTGGTTGAGTAGATGGTTACTTCAATCACTGGACTTCTCCAATAGCATCATATGTTGTCTCTGCACTATAAGGACGAACAACCCACTTAGCAATAAGATTCTTTTCATATTGATAGTTATGCCCATTACAGACATAAATCCACTCATCATCCTCAGTGATATCAATGATAGGATCTACCCAGTCCCTTGAACCATCTTTAAACTCCACTACGAACTCATTATACATTACGCACCATCCTCAAACAGAGTCTCTTCAACATACTGCTCACAAGCCTTCCCATAAGAAAACCTTGCCTGTTTAAGCGTTTCCTTGGCTAACAAGAGCTGCAAACTACCCTCAAGCGATGTATGGGCAGTGTAGTATTCTTGTTCAGCTTTCTTTAAGTTGTTTCGTAGTTCGATTAGGTCTTTCATTTCCAACCACTCACTTCATACCAGAGGCATGGACGATTCCACTCTACTGTATAACCCTGTTCACGAAGGATAGCTACTTGAACCTCTGTGATTTCATCCTCCTCTTCGTTACCCCGATGATTGAAATAAACTTCTTTGTTTCCATTTTCAGCATAACTTTTGATTTTATAATAGATGTCACTCATGTCAACTTCTGCTCGGATACTTTGTTTCAGCTCTTGTAGATTCATTTCACACCCTTCATAGCCAAATCAATCGCATTATTAATATCTTCTTCACTAGATTCTGTCGATCCCATTACTGCAAAGAAGTCTTTAGAGTTGTCGCTCAATTTTTCCCATTCAACTTTACATTGGGACAGGAAGAATGTCCAACGTTCAGAATTCTTAAGCTGAATGTCTGAAACCTTCTTCGACACCACAGTGGTTTTAGTCTTGACTGCCATTTCCTTTCTCCTCATTACTAATATGAAATTTACACTCTCCCACCACCTTAACAGAAACAGACATACAAAGCCACGCCTGATAACGAATTAATGGTGTTTGTGTGAAACGGGCACAGGATTCTTTGCGTAAGCAAGCTGTGCCTTCGCATTTGACCAGCTGATTCACTCGTCTTCACTCCATTCAACAGTGACTTTAAAAGTTCCTTTCCAAAACCCTTGTTCACTAGGAATCTCAGACATAACAGGATTGAACATCTCATCCCACAACTCTGAGAAGTCACGATGTACATCAACGACACTTTCACCATCGTATTCTTGTGCAAATAGAATCTTATTCATTTCAGCCTACTCCTAATCTTTTCAGCATCAACATGAAACCCGAGGTCAACATAATCTGCAAACGAATAACGGCTATCGGCCGTTTCACACAGAGGATACTCCTGTCCCGGATGTTCTGCAAGCCATTCTTCATAATGAACATCCCACGTTTTAGGGTTCAAAACCTCTAGTGTGATGGTTTGGGGACCACCGTAGGAGTCGCCTTCTATTTCTAATGATGCTCGGTACTCCTCAAACAATTCGGACAATTTAGTGAGAAATTCTTTTGTGGCACTATTCATAGTTCACCTCTGGTGCATAACGTTTTAGGATAGCTTCTGCAACCCGCTGATCGGTTTGGGTTGCAGCTAACTCAACCGCCATCTTAGCTTTATACTCTTTGTAGGCTTTGTGTGCAACATCTGGGTCATCAAATAGGCCAAGATATTTAATACCGCCACCGGGAATTTGACCAGTAGCTGTAAATCCCTTAGCAGCTTTATGCCATGATACGCCGATAGGCCATTTGCCACGGGCCAACGTATGTTCCGTAAAGAAGTTATTAACGGCTTGACTTACGAAAACACACTTTTCAGGGCAATATTCTTTATTACCTTGTACTAAAATGTCCTTGTCTAAATGTTTGTCTTGCCAATCCTGCGTTTCCATCCATGCCTTAAAGTTACTGAAGGTTAGCCATTCCTCACAGACGAAGCAGTCTGCATAAGTGGGCTGTCTCTTTTTGTATGCTGATGAGTAACATCTAGCCAGCATAGTATTCCATTTTCTAAAGAATGGACAAAAGGGCAACGGCCCTTCGTGATTTTTAGGCCTAGGTCGCGTTACGTAATCGGCATCATTAATACCTACACCCTGAATTAACTTCTTACCTCTTTGCATATAAGCCTCTAAAATTTAAGTTGCAGCGGTATTCTTCCAGTAAATCAGCTAGTTTGATTAGGAATTCTTTGGTGTGGTTGTTCACTTAATGTCTCCAATATCTTTAGAATTGTCTGTTGTTCGCCCATCATCAAGCATGGCAATGATTAGCTCGATTTGTACAATAAGTTTTTCTGCGTTATATGTTGGACCGCCAGTGTTTGACTTACGTAGGGCTTGTTCTAATAACCTTTTAATTTGTTCAGGTTTCATTTCACATCTCCTATAATAGCAACCCTACGAAACTCTCTTCGCCACAGCTTATGACTAACCATTGGAATTTTCATCCATGCAAAGCAAGGAGTTATTTTGACAACTTCTCCCGAATACAAATAAGATCCATTGTCAGCACCAAAGACAACTTTGTCTCCTTCTCGGATTTGCTTACCGTTTACATCTAGTGGTAGATTCGGTAACATTTCCTTTCTCCCCCTGTGATGTCAAATATAAAGCTGTTCCAAACAATGTAACAGCCGTTAGAATAAAAGCTAATGACCAATTCTCACATAGTCTTGTGGTTCTGTAAAGTCTACATCCGTCAGCAATTATTCCAAAGATTAAAGATAAGATGAAGAATACTAGGCCGATGGTCCATAGGGTTGTGATCATTTATTCACCTTCTTAGGTGGCTTCAGTAGATTATATGCAGCGATCCAAGCGGCAACAGTCATTACACACAGAAATCCGCCAAAGTTAAAAGCTGCTGATGAACCTTGCATCCAAAGAATTGGAACAACCCAAGCTGTCAGGCCCGTAAAGAGCGAGGTGATTACCAGCACAACTAACCAAACTTTCCACATATTAATTACTCCTCGTACTTAGATTTATCACAGGTCAAAATCATTTCAGCTTGACCTTCCCAATTAAAGTTAAGCTGCTCTTGCATGTCTGCATAAGAAAATCCTAGACGTTTCATTGCAAACAAAGCTTCTTTGCGAGCTTCTAGGAAATCTCCCCACCATTTGTAAGATTCGTCAAACTCTTTTAGTTCTTGTTTGTTCATCATCTCACATTCCCCTCAATATAATCAAACATTTCTGAATAACTCGGACGTTCCCAAATAAGGTCACAGGGAGATTCTAAATCAAGTGTTTGAGATATCCTTACTTACAACTATCCACCCACAACCGTGATTGATTGTTAAATCCGTTGCTTGAATCTCTGCACACTCTTTATCCAGCCAAAAACAGGCACGTTCTAGTACACCTGTCCACTCAACATCCTTAACAGTTGTATTGTAACCTTTGAAGAAAACATCTCCAATTGTCTCTGCGCACTTTAGTACGAAAACTTTCATTTCACTTCCTCAATCTTAAACTGGATTTGTTTATCAAACAATCCTTTTGAGCTTTCATCATACCACACTTTGAAATAATTCCTCATGTGAAGGTTGAAAGCATTCTTTGCAGCCATCTCAGAAGCCCAACCACATTTGCTACCGAACTTGATCAGCTCACCTGTGATGGATTCTCTGATAACATAAACCTTTGTTGTTTCCATTGTCTTCATTCCACAGGTGGCTTAGGCAAATACTGCCAATGTGTGATCTGACTCTTAGGAATCTCTGAATACTTACTCCAATCAGACCACTGTTCCATACAATACCAACCAGATTGAAATTCACAAGTGCATACATGAATACCGTCTGTCGCGATTACGTCAATAGAGTCAAATACTTTAGAGCCGTCTACGTTTAGTTCTGGTAGGCGGTGAACTACGCTGATCCAATTGCCGCTCATATTATTAACCCCCAATCAATCGAGCGTCTTCGATAGGAAGAGAATCAATTCCCAATGTCTCACTACGTCCCCAACAAGTTGTGCCGTCTGTAAAGCCTGCTGCAATAGGGTCACGAGTGATACGCACCCAACTACCATGAGATTGATTCTTCATGCGACCTACGCTGTTAGCAAATACGTCATGATTCACAGATTTGGGGAAAATGAAAATTTCTTCAATGTCATTTTCGTCTAGGGTTACGATGTATTTCATTTATAATCTACCTTACAAAAGTTAATTGCACCAAACTGTTTAAGCCAAGCCTTGTACATAAATCCCCGCACTTGCTCGGCAATTGTTTTCTTTACCATAAGGCCATCATGCCACGGCAACAGCACCTCGTCAATAGCCAATGTGTCACAAATCACGTTATCCAAAATTTCACTGTCCAAATACTGCAAATCAACGCCGACATCCTTGAAAAACTTATCGGCAATCAATGAGTTATGAGCTTGCACAGACTCCAATACATCTTGAAAATCAACTTCATACATACCGAAGTATTTTGCTTTATGTTCTGAAGTTTGTCCCCATTTGCTGCGATCACGTCCGAAATGCTGCGATAACGCTTGTTTAGCTTGCTTCAAGTCTTTGGAATTTAGACCAATCATTACAGCCATTTTCACCAGATTACGACTTGGATCATACTTGACAATCCCATGCTTCAGTTTGAACTGTTCAACAGCTTCAGCGTCCACATACTTATCCCACAGGTCAACACCATAAGGATCAAAATCTGACGGTAATTGAGCATCAATCATCTGATAGCAGATATTTGGGTGGATTGCAGAAAAGTCGAGCTCCACTAAATCCTCTCCATCAATCTGTAGGAACGGACGAAGTGTCTTATCCATCGTCTGAATGCTGCCTACAGAGTTATACCAGCGACCTCCGGTTGTTAGATTTTCAATGAAAATACGTTTATAGCTTTGGTCAGGCAGTGTAACACCTTTCAGTGAGATACGTGCCTCAATCAAAGCTGTGTTGAATTGGCTGACTTTATCTTTAATTGCACTCACGCCTTTAACCCCTTGAGTTTGCATAGGTTTCTTTGTCTTACGTTCTTTGATTTCAACAGGAGATTTAAGATCTACACTCACATTGTACAAACCTACATTCTCAAACAAACCTGTAAATTTATCTGTGACTTCTGTGATAGACATTTCAAACTCCTCTGCTTTCTTATCAAAACCATACACCTTAACACCACCAATGTAAAGATGAATAAATCCACCAGCCTCCAGCTTATCTAGTAGTGTGATCATCCTTGCATATGATATCTGTTGTGTGTTACCTGTGTATAGCTGTTTATTCCTTGGGATCTTTAGACAAATAGCTCTTGTTTTGATCATCCTAGCTATGTTAGTGATAAGAGCACGTATCTCTTTCTCTTCTTCTCTTCCATACTCAGATGTAAACATACTAACAATTGATTCATATTGCTTAGCTTTATTGTAATGGATATTGAAATGAGTAGATCTTAATTCCTTCCATAGAAGGTCTTCATCATTCATATCTTTAATCTGTATCTTCATACTTAAGACCTCCTTAGAAGTGTATTAATAGTTAAGAGAATGAGTGTAACAGAAGGCTAATAGATATAATACTGTAAATAGAGCTAGAAGCCCGTAATACGTGGTCTGTAGCCAATTTATCCCCCTAAAAGGTTGTAAATATCAACACAAATTCAAGTACATATAATCTCACACTCCACCCCCTCAAACACAAGGTTGTTTCCACTGTTTATTGGGTATTTTCAGGAGAATGTCTTGTTAAGTGAATCACAAATACTAATAGGAAGTCCCCAAATAGCCGAACCTATACGATAAACCTTAAGTCTCTTTTCAGATTCCACGACAACATACCGCTCATCAGAAGGTATGTAACCACTAACATAAGATCGAAATTTAGACAGATCATATTTATCTGAGAATAAGAAGTGTATTTCCTCTAGAACTAAACCTGACCAAACATAATCGCGTTGGTTCATCTTCTCGCACCATTCAACAGCCTTTAAGAAGTTATACCTTGCTGCTGTATTAGACAACCAATCTAGCATTTCTTCTTTAATGTCTGTGATCAAATACCAACCCTTTCTGTAAATAATTTTAGGTTTCATTTCCACTCCTCTCGGTTACGATACTCAATAGTTCCATCCACAAAATACATTGGTTCTTTTGTGCTGTAATTCTTAAGCCAAACGCCAGTATTCACCCAATGGCTCCAAAGCATATAGGATTGTTCTAGTGTCAGCTTCCAACAATTCATCTTGACACTGTCTGGAATCTGTTTATTCCACGTATCCTCTGTGAACATCTGTAGAGTGATCTTGGCATCCTCATTCATCAAACATCTGCCAGAATTATATCTTGTATACCAAGGATGGACGATTGGCGTTGGTTTAGGTTTCTTACTCCAGAATCTTAACAATTTCATGGCCTTCCAATACCTTTATCAGACAGTGGTGTGAGGAGCATTACATGCCAAGTTTTAAATACTTTCCACTGCTTTCGTGACCCGCTGCGTACACTGAACGGTGTAGGTTGTTTACTTCTATCAATAAAATTTAGTCCGTAGTTGAATACCCTAAAGCACAAAACTTCCTCAGTTTTGTTAAAGAAAAAGTAAGGTTGAAAGTTAATCATCACTCTTCTCCCACCCAAATCACTTCAAACCTAGGACAAACATCAGACAGCTTCCTGACATACGTATCATAATCCATAAAATTCCCTACTATAAAGAACAACCCTTGACTATTCATCACCCATTTATGGAGTATCTCCCCTTCCTTGAGCTTGTATTTCTCTCCCGTAGAGACGTCGATTATTTTCGACTTCAGTCGAGCATTTCTTTTTCATTTCAAATTACTCTCGTCAAATACATCAAAGTCTGGATAAACTTGTTCAGGCACATTACGCCACTCTCTGTCAAAGTAGTTATCCCCATTAACATCAATATCTTCTTCATCATTCCTGTGCAGTGTCCAATTACTACACTCTTCGTAGCGAGTTTCTAGGCACCATTTCTTAGCCATGTAAGGCAGAAGCTTCATAAACTCTTGGATAGTCTGGTCATAATTCTTAAGCTCACTGTGAAACTTTACAATCTTACCTTCAATAGACTTTACACCATTACCCGAGTGTGGTATCCAGTGACTACGGCTGAATGTGACGAACGGCTTAACCTTATCTAGTGTGTGACTCATCATTGCCCAGTGGTTTTCTCCTACGAAGCATTTAGCGAGTGCTTCAGTTGTAAATTCAATAGTCCCTTGAATCTCTGTGTACATACCCATAACAACCTCCTCAATTAATGTAGGCCAATCTTAAACCACCAGTTCAGTCGTGTCAAGCATAAAATTGAATAAATTCACTGGGAGGTTCCTCTAAAGAGGCGTCCTAAAGGGGTTCCATAAAGAGAGGATGGATTTCTTTGAAATACCCTTGACAGGGGTGGGGAACGTGTTAAAGTAGGTGTCATTGAAAGCAAACTTAACGAGGGAAGAGGCATGAACGAGAAAGAAATTATTGATGCTCAGCAAAAATACATTGAACAGCTAGAGGCAGCACTTATCAAATTGACCGATGAGTGTCTAGCTAGTGACTTCAATGAACACTGGGATAGCTATCTGGATGCGTTGAAGCTGCTTGCAGATAATGCTTGACATCGCTGACATTTCGAAGAAACAATACACGTGTATACGTAATGCAAGATTAATTTAAATATAAATTGGGTAGGGATTGGGAGAGAAAGGTATGAATTTGCACAGTGAGATTATGAATATTCCATGTGAAACAGGGCTGTCAAACCATGCTGAGCGATTGGCTTATAAAACTGGACATCGTGATGCTCGCCATGTGGCTGCTGAATTATCTTTGAAGGCTGAAGCTCGGATTGAGGAGCTTGAAGAAATGCTCAAGTGGTACATTGAAGAAGATGAGATTCATGAAGGTGATCCTGATAACCAATATTGGATTGATGGGAAACATAAGGCTATGAAACTTCTTGGAATGGAGATTGAGGAATAATGGCAAATCTAGAAGGCTGGAAACCAAAGCTTGAATGGAAGAAGGAAGGGCGAGACTTCCTTGTGTCTGTGACTAAACACATTGGATGGGATGGAGAAAATAAGTGGTGCGTATACCTCTACATCTACCCTAAACATCCAGCATTTGCACGATTCAACCGAGATGGAACTATGTGGGATCAACCACACTTCGACTGCCACAGCTATGTAAGTTATTTTAATGCTCATATTGCTTTCAAGACAGGGGAAGTGTGCAGTTATCAATTGGGCTGGGATTACAATCACGATGGTGACAGCTATTACAATTCGATTGACAGTGTTGACAAAGCGGGAAGCATCTTCTATGATGCGGAACGGCTATTTGAACAGGCTGAATCTTGGAATGAGGAATTTGTAGAATGAACGAAGAAAAAGAAATCCTATACAATGCTCTAGATTCCTTGAACGAAGCTCTCAATTATTTCAATGAGCTGACAGATGATGAAAAGCATGCTGATATTTATTGGGAAATTAAAGATGTTTCGGATGTGTTGGTGAAGAGAATTGGGGAGGTTGGGTGATGTTGATTAATGACAATCGTGGTAAACAACGTAATCTGAAAATGGAAGACCTCACGGCCGGAGAAGTCTACATCAACACACGTCTTCAGAAGTATTTGATATGCTGTGATGACACAAGTGTTGTCTTTGTTGATGTCGATGATGGAAGCGTGTATCGTACAGAAGATGTGAAAGATTATGATGAATATATTCCTGTGAAGGCTCGGATGGAGATTGAATGATGACCACACCACAACCAGCAACATTAGTTTTAAAAGTAATTTCTATCGATGACCTTGGCGTAAACATCGTTGAGCTTCCAGCAGGTACATACCTTGTTGATGGGGAAGTTGTCAGTCATGGTGGGTGGAATTCTTACAACACAAAGCATCAGATTAGTGCTAAGGACGTTGAGAATATTCGGGCTATTCATAAGACCAATATCCTTGTAGGTTATGTTCCAACAACCGAAGGGATCACAGACGACATTCTGTCTGTCGAAGCTTACAATGATTTCCTTCAAGAGCTGCACAAGAATGGTCATTGGATTGGTCCTGAGGATAACCGAGACTTTGTATGGAATACTCTTGAAGATGAATTTGCTTTCCGTAAGTTTATGTCTCAATGGAAAGCTAAATACAAAGAGGAAACAACTTACTCAGAACCTCTCCTGATTGATCGTAGTCACATTCGTCAAGACTCTGGTAACCCTTATATTGTGGCTGGTTTTCTCACTGGACGTTCTGACGTTCCTTTGTACAGCTATGATCGTTCAAATTCTGTAGCGTCTATGCTGGCTAAGAAGTTTGAAAGTCTTGGTATGGAATTCAAAGAAGGGTTGTCTTACGGAGCAACAGAAGGTAAGAAAGTTTGGAGTAATTCCACTCATTCTGGTCTTGAGTATGTGACAGCCTTTGGTAAGTATATTATTGGCAAGAATCTTGTCCCTAAAACAAGGGGTGAATTTAAAGGTTCATTTGAGCATCTTGAAAAGATTTATAAAGAAGATAAACAATGGATTGAGGATTTGATTCAAGTGGGCTATAATCTTCACTTCAGGGATGAAGGAGCTTCAACGGTATTGTTGGGTGATGTTTATAGTGGATTGAAGACTTGTATTAGTTATGTGAATACTCTTGATGTTAAGGTGAAGAGTGAGACTAGTAAGCGCAGTGCGCTTACACAGTTGAATAAGTTGCTTGATACGGTTAATGTGGAGGTTTTGAAATAACCCTTGCTATCCTTGAAGCAATTGGGTAGAATGGTTGGCTGGGAAATAAATTGAATGGAGAGGATGATTTGAGTAATATCAGAAAAGTAATCTCTCACTATACAGATTTCTCTGGAGAGAAGCTTTGTTGCCCTATTCACGGAGAGAACACACCATCCCTTCAGGTCTATGAGGATACAAACTCATGGTATTGCTGGGGTGCTTGTGGTGAAGGTGGTGACGAGATTGCATTTGTTAAAAGTATTGATGGTGTGGACTTTCCTGAAGCTGTAAAGAAGGTCTGTGAAATCCTGAATATTACCAAAGAGGAGCTTATGGAAAGTAAAGATAAAGAAAAGGTAGTTACTAAAGTTTCAGCAGAAAACGCTGAAGCTATGGACATTGGAGAAGTAAAGGAACTTATTCGTTCTACTGGCTATGTGAGTAATGGTTATCGTGGGATTCGTGATGAGGTGAATAAGTTCTTTGGTCACTTGTCTAAACTAGATGATCAAGGTAATGTCATTGCTCGCTATTATCCTGAAACAAACAACTTTGGTAAATTGACAGGCTACAAATGCCGTAACCATCCAAAGGACTTTAGTCACGGTAAAGTGGGAGCTACAGGTAATAAGAGTCAATTGAGCGGGCAGGTTAAATTTAAATCTCCATCTAAATACGTACTCTATGTGGGCGGAGAAGAGGATAAGGCTGCTGCATACCAGATGCTTAAGGAGAATCGAAAGGATCAAGAGTTTGATTCTATTCCTGTTGTTAGTCCTACATCTGGTGAAGGTTCAGCAGCAAAGCAAGCTGCAATGCAATATGACTGGTTTGACCAATACGACATCATTGTAATTGGGATGGATCAAGATGAGGCAGGGATTAAGGCAGCTAAAGAGATTGCTGCTGTACTTCCAAAAGAAAAGCTTCGTATTGCTACATGGTCGGGCAAAGATCCTAACCAGATGTTGATTGACGGTAAAGAGAAACAATTTGTACGTGATTTCTACAATGCCAAGGAGTTTATCAACAGCGGTATTTCATCTTCTGGTGATGCTGAAGCTGGTCTTGCTGAGTTTTTGACAGCACCTAAGATTGGTCTTCCTCCTCAGTTGAGTAAGCTTCAAACTGCAATGCGTGGTGGTATTAAATCAACTGGTTCTGTAGTCAATATTATTGGTGACACGAGTATTGGTAAGAGCTTTCTATCTGATACTCTCATTTACCATTGGTTGTTTAATAGTCCTCGTGTTCCAACTATTGTAAGTCTTGAGCGTACTAAAGAAGAGTTGACAATTGATTTATTGTCAATGCATCTTAAGAAAAATCTGATGTGGTTTACAGATGGTCATGATGCTGTTGACTATTTGAATCAACCAGAGGTACAGATTCTTAAGAATGAGCTTCTTTACAATGAAGCTGGCGAGCCTCGATTCTTCATCATTGATGAGCGAGAAGGTGATATTGAACTTCTTAAACGTCAGATGGAGAAAAGTGGTAAAGTAAACGATTCTCGATTGATGGTGATTGATCCACTGACAGACTTCTTGCGATCCTTGGGGACAGAGGTTCAAGAGAACTTTATGATGTGGCAGAAGCTACAAAAGAAGAATGGCTTTGTATTCATTAATATTCTTCACACACGTAAACCACCAACTGATAAAGACGGTAATGTTCGTAAAGTGACTGAGTATGACGCTCTTGGTTCTGGTACATTTATTCAGTCGGCAGACGTGAACATTGTGATCAATCGTGATAAGATGGCTAGTGATCCGATTGAGAAGAATACGACCTATGTTGATATGCCTAAGTGTCGTGGGGGTATCACTGGTGAGATTTGTGCGCTATACTATGACGCTGAAACTCGTCAGCAGTATGATCGTGATGAGTATTTTAATAATCCAGTATAAGAACCACCGCAACATCATGCGGATGAGATTGATTTTTAAGGAGAAGGTTTTGGATAAGAAGTGGTTTGAATCGGATTTTATCTACGATTTAGAGTCGTACCCCAATGTTTTCTCTATGAGTATCATCCATGCTTCCGGGAAACACATGCGAGTCTTTGAGATTAGTGATCGTAAGAATGAGATTGAAGGGATTGCTAAATGCTTGCGATATCTGGTTCGGAATAAATGTCGTATGGTGGGGTTTAACAACAACTCATACGACTACACTCTTATCCATGAAATCATCAAGTCTCTCAAGGAAGCAAAACAAAGCGGTAAGACTCCAAACATTACAGCTCAGAAACTCTATAAACTGACAACACAAATCATTACAAAGATGCAGTCTGAAGAAAAGTGGTACGGTATTAAAGAAGCTGACCATTTTATTCAGCAGGTTGATTTATACAAGATCCATCACATGGACAATATGGCAAAAGCCACATCTTTGAAAATGTTGGAAGTGAATATGCGGTCTACTAACGTGGAAGACCTTCCCTTCCCTGTCGGTAAGAAGTTAACAAGCGATGAAATTGATATTTTGTTGCACTATAACAAACACGATGTTAACGAAACTCTGAAGTTCTATTATTATTCCTATGAGGCGATTCAGCTTCGTAAGGAATTGTCTGAGAAGTTTGGTTTCGACTGCACAAGCTTTAGTGATAGTAAGATTGGTGAAACTCTATTCATTAATCGTCTTGAGCAAGCTCAGAAGGGTTTGTGTTATGAATACAGTAAACATGGTGGTCGTAAGATCAATCAGACCAAGCGTGATAATGTAAAGATTAAAGATTGTCTTTTTGACTATCTGAAATTTGAACGACCTGAGTTTAAAGCTGTGCATGATTGGTTAAGTAATCAAACAGTGCAAGAAACCAAAGGTGTATTCAATGACTATGAAGAACATCAGATTGGAGAGCTTGCTAAATACGCTCAGATGAAAACCAAGAAGGTGTTGTTTAAGAATCGGTTGAATCTGGACAACAAAGATAAACCTAAAGCTGACTTTGACTTTACTGATTTAGATCATCTGGAAGAACTTCAACGTTTGAAAGATGAATTCTTGAAAGAACATCCTATGGGATATTTTGAAGAGAAGGAAACTAAAACTTCACGCTCTCACAAGCTTAAGGTTACAGCATTCTATCGAGTGGTTGAGGCAATTAACACAGTTATTGATGACAAAGTGTATGTGTACGGTACTGGTGGTATCCACATGTCTATTGAAAGTGAGACTGTGAGAGCGGATGATGAATGGACAATTATCGATGCAGACGTAACTTCGATGTATCCGTCGATTTCCATTGCAAATAACGTGTACCCTGAACATCTTGGTATTACGTTCTGTAAAGTGTACAAGGATCTGTTTATGGAACGTGGTAAATATCCAAAAGGTAGCGGTCCAAATGGTGCAATTAAGCTTGCTTTGAACTCCGTGTATGGTAAGTCCAACAGCGAATTTAGTCCGCTTTATGATCCGAAATATACCTTAACTATTACCATTAATGGACAGCTTTGTCTGTCTATGCTAGCTGAACAATTGATTGGTCTTGGTTGTAAGATGATTCAGTGTAATACAGATGGTGTGACAGCTTTGGTTCCACGAAGTAAGGAAGCTGATTATTATGCAATCACAAAAGCTTGGGAAAAAACTGTTGGACTTCAGTTGGAATATGCTGTATATTCAATGATGGCTCTAAATAATGTTAACAATTATATTGCCGTTTATGAAGATGGAAAGGTCAAGAGTAAGGGTCAGTACGAAGTCGCCCACTTTGAGAAACTTGGATGGTCTAAAAATCATTCTGCGATGATCGTTCCAAAGGCTGCATTGGATTATATTGTCTACGGTAAGGACATTGAAGAGACAATTCGTTCACACAAGGATGAATTTGATTTTCTTTTGCGCGCCAAGGTGCCTCGGAGTTCAAAGCTGTACCTGTGTTATGAGGATGGTCGTGAGGTTCAACAGCAGAATATCTGCCGATACTATCCGTCTGAGCATGGTGGTAAACTGGTTAAACTGATGCCACCTTTGGTGTGGGTAGAAGGTGGTGGAGACTGGCGTAGACTTGGCTTGGATACTGAATGGACAGTAGAAACCTGTAATAACATTGCAGAATTTGACTGGAATAAATTAAACTATGATTATTACATCAAGGAGGCTCAGAAGCTGATTGATGGTGTAGGAGTGGAAATTGAATAAAGAAAGTGAGAGGTCGTTGTATGAAGAATGTCATAAAAGATTTTTATATGTTGACGGGGATCTAATTTGTAAGTACAATATTCACCATACTCAGATGGAAGCCGAAAAAGCTGGCACGCTGTGCTCAAACGGATACATAAAAATCTGTGTTGACTATAAGCAATATTGGCTACATCGTATTATATTTCTAATGCACTATGGATATTTACCAAATAAGATTGACCACAAGGATAGGGATAGATTAAATAATCGAATTGAAAATCTTCGAGATGCTACAGACTCGGTGAATAGTATTAACAAAGGAGTTCAGTCCAATAATACATCAGGTCAACCCGGTGTGAGTTTCAGCAAAGCTGTAGGTAAATGGCATGTTTATATTAAAATCAACAACAAGAGGACAAATCTTGGATACTTTGAGGATTTAGAAGAAGCGATCAGGGTGAGAAAACAAGCTGAAATTGATTTTGGGTTCACTGAAATTCGTAGCGATTGGGAATTTTCAGAAAAAGAAATTAAAGAAACCCCTTGACGACACACTGAAATAGGCGCATACTGTTACCTAACGAAATAAAAGGAGAGAAAGATGAAAATCAGCACACGAACAGAACAAGTCATTAATGTTGGTGATTGGGATCAACTTGTAATTGACACATACGGCAAACCTTACAGCTTTCAGCAACAAGATGGCTGTAAAGAACGCCAACGTGTTAAGATCACGATTCCTGATGAAGCTTACGACTACGAGAATGACACAGTTCCGGAGATTGTAAATCATGAAGACATGGGAGTGAGCTTTCAAGCTTGGCTTGATCGTGATCCTAAACAACCACTGAGCAGCGATCCAGAGTATGGTTTTGGTCTGAGCTTGTGGTGGGAACGTAACTTCTATCCAGATGTTCAGATGATTGCAAACAGTCTTTACCGAATGGAGTTGATTGAAGCTGGCGAATACACAATTGATATTGATTGGTAAGTGATAAATCACAGGAGAGAAATAAATGAAAGATAAACTACTAGCACTAATCAAACGTCTCGAAGAGCAACATGACTTTGAAAATGAATTCTACCTGACCTACACAGGTCAATTGAATGACGGAGACATCTCAGATTGGTACAACAGTCACTTTGATGATAACGTGGAGCTTGGATTCTCTACTGGAGAAACAAGCATGGCTGAAGATATTATTGCAGAACTTACTAAAATTATTGAGGAGAATTGAGATGAGCAACTACACCTATGCTGTAATAGAAAAAGCAACTGGTCTGACTCTGGAAGCAACCACTACAAGGGAAGCTGCACGAGAACTCAAACGAGAGTTTGAGAGCTACAATTCTGGTAATACTTTTCAAATTGTGCAGTTTGTAAAAAGTAAAGTGGTGCGATAATATGGGAAGTGTCCGTATTACAGAAACAACCTACGTAGGCGATTCAAGCTCATCTGTTGAATATGAGTTCTCTGATAGTGTGGATTTCCTAGCGTGGGAAAGCGACAAAACCGAACGGTTGAATAATGCAATCAAGAGTTATGTTGGTGGGCTGAGTTCCTTGGGTGGTGAAAGTCCTTTTGAGAATGAAGATGCTGGGAATGTAACAGAAATCAAAGTAGCCGAGAAAACTACTAAACATTAATTAAGGAGATAAAATGATTCAGGAAATTATGCAATACATCAAACTGATTCCAGAGTTCAAGCCAGTAGCCCGTAAAGTGATTGATGGTTTGAAAGTTTACGAAGAAGAATACGATGAAATCGTGTCCTTTGTGATTGACTGCACTATTGCAAACAAGGTTAAAATGTATAAGGCTTTCCAAGCTGCTGGTATTAAGGATGATCATGCGCTAGCATTGACCACCAATGTGTATCAAGAGTTCCAGAAAGCTGCAAAAGAATTTGGTAGTAAGGTGCAGGCTAGTAAAGCTTCGGACAAGACTACTAAATAAACGAGTCCTAAACTACTCAACGTAAAATGTGAACTAAATACTATACACAACTAAATAGAGAAAATTAAATGACTAACAAAACCGAAGTAATTGTACGCGATCTGCCTAAATCGGGCACTTTGGAAACAGCCAATGTGTACATCAAAAATGCTGTAGTGTTCTACGCAGCAGTGCATGAGCCCAAGCTTCGTTATCAATCGACTGACAAAGAGTTTAGCGCAACTGTCTTCGTGGATGAAGAAGCTAAGGACAATCTTATTGATGTTGTAATGGTTAATAAGAACTTTGCACAAGTTGGAGTAACGAAGACCACTAAACCACCCCGCCGTCTGAAATATCCCTTGTCTTCGCAAGTTGAAGAGGGTAAAGGTAATTACGATTTGGTAAATGGTCTGTGGGGCTTCAACATTGCTAAGCCTGAGTTCTCGAAAAAAGGCCTGCCTATGTTGGTCAACGTGATTGATACAGAGGGTCAAGCATTTACTGAGAATGTGGGCAATGGTTCGGTAGTTAATCTGAAGTTGTTTGGTTATAAGAACCAAGATGGTCAACTGACTGTTACTCTGGATACTATGCAAGTTGTAGAACACGTAGCCTATGAGGGCAAGTCTTCTTCGGATGAAGTGGTTGACGATATTCTGGGTAGCTACAAAGTGAAGAAAGTCGAGGCTAAGGTTGCTGAAAAGGAAGAGGATCAAGAAGTTCCAACTCCAGCAGCTAAACCAAAAGCTAAAGCTGCTCCACAGTCAGCACCAGACTTTGACAGCTTTGATGATGACATCCCATTTGCTCCGATTGGTCTGCAAGAAGGTCGTATGTTTCTACACATGATCTAAACAACAAACGAGCCAAGGACGGCTCACTTATTTTAGGAGAGATTTATGACTGTAGACATTCAAGCTGTTCTAGATTGTCCGATGCAAAACAATGATTCTGGTGCCAACACTGTAAAAGGTTATCTGAAAGCCCTTTTGTTTACATTGTGGGAAGAAAATGAAGGCTTTTCTGGTAAACGACCATTCGGTAATTCTGGCTGGGAATGTGAATTGGCGATGGCACTTGTAAAAGGTAAATTCATCAAAGGTCGTATTTCTGGTGACTATGAAGATGGTGAAGTTGTTTATGAAAGTCTAGAAGATGCTGATTATCCAGCACTGAACAAATTAATTACTCGTGCTATTGAAGCACTTTAAGGAGAACTAAACATGAAAGAACGTCAATCCCTGTATTCCCGCGCATACCAACTGGCTCAAGAGGCTATCACCAATAAAGAAGATGTAAAAGAGCTAGTTGGGGAATTCACTTACGATAAAGAATACAACACCGATGGCTTTGATAAAGCTGAAGTGAAAAATATCGTTAAGGCTGCTCAAGCAAAAGCTAAACAAGATAATCTTGCAGAGAAAGTTGAAGAGTTGAATAAACTTCAGCAGATTCAGGAAGCTTATAGCTGAGTAAAGAATAATAACAGAGCCTCAGAAATGGGGCTTTTGTTCAGGAGGTTGAATGACTGATAAGAAAATCGCCGTGATAGACCTCGACATGTTCAAACACGGAGTTGCTAGTGTTGGTGAGGATCGCTCAGTTCTAGTTAAACATAAAGAAACTGGCTGGTCTAAATCCTTTAAAACACGTACTGAATTCTACGGGCACCACAAGAAAAAAGCTGGTGGTTGGCTAGCCAATATCAATGAAGGTCGCGAGCCTGAGAAGATTGCACTTCCTGAACACTTCACTTACGAAGATGTGCAAGTAGCCCAACCAATTGAGAATGTTCTTCACACAGCAAAGCTCATGGTTGAGTCTGCAATTGAATCTTCTGGTGCAACTGACTACAAAGCTTTTATTGGTAAAGGTGAAAGCTTCCGAGTACAGAAGAGTACATTGCTCAAGTACAAGGGGAATCGTGACAACACAATCAAAGCTTTGTTGCTTGATGAAGTTAGCGAATATCTTACCAAGAAGTTTAAAGCTGAGGTTGTTACAGGAATTGAGAACGACGATAAGTGTGTGATGGAAGCTTACAAGAAACCGGACCATTTTATCTTGTGCGAGGATAAGGATTTCTGGGGATGTCCGGTTAACGTCTTCAATGTAAACAGTCCTGAGCGTGGCATTGTAAACTGTGATAAGTTTGGCTCTTTATGGCGTGATTCTAAGGGTAAAGTACGAGGTGAAGGAAGGTTGCACCTCATGTGGCAGGTATGCGGACAGGACGATTCTGACCATTATAAAGCCCACGCTTTCTCTGATGTTTACTGGGGTGAAGTAACAGCTTATGAAGCTCTGAAAGATTGCATTAATGACAAAGAGTCTTGGATTAAAGCTGCTGAAATCTTCAAGACTTTGTATCCAGAACCTAAAGTTGTGACAGGCTGGAAAGGAGATGAGTTTGAGATTGATTGGAAGTATGTCTTGAACGAACAACTTCAACTGGCTAGAATGCTGAGGTTTGAAGGTGATGAAGTCAGCGCTTATGATATTCTTAAAAAGATGAGGATTGAATGATGAATAAGATTTGCGAAGATGTACTGCTTGATTATGTATCCGATGTGGGTGAGTTTGAAAAAGAACATCGTAAAGGTCCCTCCTCCTGGTGCACACTCACACATACAATCACAGAAGCTGATGTAAAAGAGTTGGCTGAAGATGATGTTGATGCAAGTGACTTCCTTGGTGTGCTAATTACACGAAACGGTACTTGGGATGATTCTTGGGGAACTGAGTGGGACGATACCACTTATGAGCAAGTGGAAGAATATCAAGAGCTTGTTCCAGAGGTTGTGATTCCTGAGCATTATGTTACACGTCAAAAGCTGTCTGCATTTAAACCTGTGTTTGAGGAGTGAGTCATGACCGATATTTACAAACTGTTTAAAGAAGAAACTTGGAAACCTGACAACCTTACTGATGTCCACTGGTACAGAGGCTGTATTGATGAGCTAACTTACAATAAAGGTGGTGATATCGACGAACTGATGAACGGAAATGGGAACACCTACACCTATCAAGTACAAGGTGAAGCAGAGAAAGAAGGGTTTATAATTTTCACTTTGCAAGACGATTATGGTGGAACATCCTTCCAAGCTATCTTTGATCTTTCTAAGAAAGTTGATGAAGACAAGTATTGGGAAGAAGTTGATTCAGAAGATGAAGACGAATGAAGGAGCCTTGGAAACAATCTCCAGATGTGTGGCCTACAAAGTCTTCCTTCTTCACTTGGTTAAGGGGCGCACTTAGGAAATCAATCTGGCAGTTCTACCCACCAAAGATGCAATTCAAGAACGAAGGATGCTCTAAGCCACCAGATGATTATAAAGGTCGTGCAAAATCTGGAGCTTATTGTGAACTGACGGGGGAATGGACAGGGAAGTCAGCTTTAGAGGTCGATCACCGCATTGGTAACGTAAAGTTCACTGATTGGGAAGATGTACTTCCGTTTATTCTTCACCTGTGCTGCGACAAAGATGAAATGGCCTTGGTGAATAAGGAAGCACACAAGGTAAAATCTTATGCTGAACGGATGGGAATTAGTTTCGAGGATGCGCTTATCCAAAAAGAAATTATTTCTATCTGCAAAGCAAAGAAAGATGTTGCATGGCTCAAGGAACGTGATATCATCCCAGCAAGCAACGCCAAGAAAAGACGTGAACAAATTGAACAGGAGATGAAAAATGAGCGAGATGGAACACAATAAAGGAAAACTTATTCCTTTTGAAATGAACGAGGAAGTTGCCAAAGCTTTGGTTGAAGCTAAAGGTGAAACTCTAGATGAAGATTACGATTCTTACCTAGAACAAGTTAAAGACGACTGTACTTGGTTTGATGAGGATCTTTGTGAAATTAATAGCAAATGGTACAAAGTAGACTTTGAAATTCGTCGAGGTGAGTTGTACGGATTTGCCGAGGCAAAGACTAATGAAGATGGTTCAATCGATTTTAATACTTACCACTACAATGGTGGTGCCTACTGGACCGAAGTTGTAGAAGGAGCCTTGAAATGACTAACAAAATCAGTAAAGAGTTTCTGTTTACGGAACTGAGCATTAAGATTGCAACGTTAGAAATGAAGATTGATAAAGTGTTGGAGTTGCTGAGTGAGCCTCCTGTCGAATATCAAGTTGTTCAAAACATTAATCTTTCTGACGATGAAATCTTTTTGGAAGAAAACAAATGAACCCTTGGACAGCACAGATAGTTGCAGAAGTAATTCAATTTGGAGTTTTCTTTAATATCTTCTTAACTCAACTAGGACTTTAGGTATGTCGAATGATAATGTTAGACAACTGTTTCCTGAGAAGAAGCCTATTACAGAGCCTCCACAAGTTATTATAGATAAGTTCCATTCCAAACTTGATGAAGTGATGGGAGAATTTCAAACTCTCGGAGTTATGGAGAAATACGAAGTTATGCTTAGTATTTGTGAAATGAATAAGAATTTGTTTCAGCTCTATATGGATCTTCGTAAAAGATATGACTTCAATATTGATGAAATTATTAACGGAGATGGTTAATGCGTTTACATCTTATAAAAATCTGGAATGATATTAATGATTCAGTACAAGAGCTTGAAGGGGTTGGTTATGGGGATAATCGAGGTGTGATTGAGGCTCTGAAGGAAGCCTTGGGTTATTTGTCAGATGATATTGATGATTTGGAGGAAGAAGAGTGAGTGAACTAGAAGAGTTTATACAAGACTATCTAAGTGCTATTGTTTATTTAAGTCCCAGAAAGCTTCCTATGAATCGAGAAACCTTAGCCTATCTTTCTGGTAGGGTACATAGTGCATTTAGTTATGAGCTTGGGGACAGGAAAGTGGGTCTTCAGCTCGATCCTTACGACAATAGTAATATCATTCTTACACTAATTTAAGAAATAATAGGAGTAGAAACTTTTGAGTAACCGACACTTATTTATTCCAGATGTGCAAGCAAAAGAAGGCGTCCCACTTCAGCACCTTGAAGCTCTTGGTAACTACATCGTTAAGAAACAACCTGAAGTTATTGTAATGATTGGCGATTGGGCCGACATGCCTAGCCTTAGTTCTTATGATGTTGGTAAGAAATCTTTTGAGGGTCGTATGTACACAAAAGATGTTGAAGCTTCTCGTAAAGCAATGGATGTTCTTCTTGCACCACTGAAAGCTTTTAATATTCAACAATCACTTAATCGTAAAAAGCAGTATAAACCACGAATGGTTATGTGCTATGGCAACCACGATCAGGGCCGTATTGAGCGAGCAATTGAAAATGATCGTAAACTTGAAGGTCTGATCTCTGTAGATGATCTTGGCTTCAAAGAAGCTGGCTGGGAGTGTCATGATTTTCTGGATATTGTTAATATTGATGGTATTCGATATAGTCACTACTTTGTAAACCCAAATAGCTTGCTGAAGAACTGTGTTGGTGGTAACATTGATGCTAAAATGAAGAACTTGGGCTGGTCGTTTAGTATGGGCCATCAGCAGACACTTCAGTACGGTATTCAATACCTTCCTGACGGCATGTCTCGGCAAGGTCTTGTAGCTGGTTCGTTCTATATGCACAATGAAGGCTACATGGGCAGCCAAGGTAACGCAAGTCATTGGCGTGGCGTTGTGATGAAAAACCAAGTGCAAGATGGTAAATATGATCCTTGTTTTATTTCCATTCCATTTTTGTTGGAGAAGTATATTTAAATGTACAGAATCGTAGAGTCAGGTGGCGTATTTCAGATTCAAAAGAAATCATTCTTCTTCTGGACAAACTGTTACTATTTCAAGTCTGACTTCTCACGACACCTTGCGAGATATGAGACTTACGAGGAAGCTTTGTATTTCTTTGGGTATAAAGATTATTTGGAGAATTGATGCAAGACTTTCGATTGTATGAACGAGTGAAAACACTGGAGAGTGAGCTTGACAAGACTTCGAAGCTCGTTCATACTCTCCGACAAGAACAAAGTGATATGTTAGAACAAATTAAATCATTGAAGGAGGAAATGAGTGATGGCAGTGGAAAATAAAAAGTTTAAAGCTGGAGACAAAGTAATTTCTATCCGAGATACGTCAGAAGTACCAGAGGGAAGCATTGGATATATTCTTCTGCAACAGCTCCCGCCGTATGACTACACAGTTGATATCAACGGAAAACATGAATATTTTAATGAGGATGAACTGGAACTGTTGCGTGTAAGTCAAGATAACAAACTTCGCAACCTTGGTTTGAACACAATTGAAGATTTGGAAGAGCACACAGGTGGTTCTGTTAATTATTACAAAGTTCACGTAGCCAACCCTACAACACTTCCTGAAGCTTACTATGCTGAAGCTAACGATATTATCGAATCTCTCGGTTTGACATTCGCTGAAGGGAATTTGTTTAAAGCTGTGTGGCGTATTGCTGCTGACCGTAACGGAAAGAAAAAGAAAGGTAATAATCCTGTCTATGATGCTGAAAAGTTGGTATTCTTTGCCGAACGTGTACTGATGCAGGAGAAGGCTAAACAATGAGACTACTTGGTATTGACGTTGATGGCGTAGTGGTAGACACACTAACCCTCTACAAACAAGCTTCACCTCACTTGGAAGATCCTCTAGACTTCTGGCGAGATGAAAACCTTTACGATAACCTTGTTCCAATGGAAGGTGCTGTAGAGAAACTTGAGCAGCTTAGTAAATACTTTGGTATTGTATTTGTGAGTCGATTGAAGGGCAATCATCATAGATCTAAAGTGTATTTCTTGAAAGAACACTTTCCTTTTATGACTGGCTTCATAGGCACTCACGAGAAGTATCTTTTGAATGAATCTCTTGTTGCAATGGTAGATGATTTGGAGGATAATCTATCTAAGTTTGAAGCTCACAAGAGGATTCATTTTGGACAAGGTGAATATAAAGATTGGAATACATTTGATGTTCCAAAGTTTTGTAAGGAGTATTTGAAGTGATTAAATATGATCAAGATGAACTTTATTTGTTGGTTGACTTTCTGACCGAACAACTGGAAAAGCAACGAGAGAAAACTCCTTGGGGTTTGGATCTTGCTGAACAGGAAGAGTTAGAAGTGGAAGAATTTATGTTTGAACGTACATTGGAAATTATCCAAAATCTAATTAAGTAAGGAGTAACACTTGAAAGTCAAAGTAAAACGTCTGTATGAATCCGCTAAACTTCCAACCTACGCAACAGATGGCAGCGGGTGTTTTGATATCTACACAATGTTGAATGGTGATACAGACTACGGACAACCTCCCACTTATTCCACTGGTCTAGCCTTTGAAATTCCAGAAGATCATGTGATGCTTATCTTCAGTCGAAGTGGCCATGGGTTTAAGAATGATGTTCGTCTAAGTAACTGTGTTGGTGTGATTGACTCAGATTATCGTGGGGAACTTAAGGTTAAATTGTCTTGTGATAAACAAGGTTGGGGACTTGAAGTTAATGCTGGTGATCGAATTGCTCAGGGGATGGTAATTCCTTATAAGAAGGTAATGTTTGAAGAGGTGGATAGTTTGAGTGAGACTGTTCGTGGAGAAGGCGGATTTGGCAGCAGCGGATCATGACATTAATTGCACACGTACCAACAGAACGTGGTAAACTAGTTTGGCAAGACGTTATTAAGACCAAAGAAGATTACCAAACAATGTACAAGACAGGACTTTTGTGGGTATACTTTCCCGACATTGGAACTTGGAAAGAGTGTGAAGAAGAATTGAATAAGGAGAAAGAAGTTGAGTCAAATCACAGCTAAGATTATTGCTGATAGTTACAGTGCAATTAATGGTAAACGAATCACTACATTTGAACTACAATATCCACGATTTATCCACAGCGAGTTGATGACTCACCGGCTGTTTAGTCGCAATGCAATGAGCAGTCGTGCTGTTCCAATTGAGAAAATGATTGAGCAAGTTTGGAGTGACCCCGCGTTACCGATTCATTGGGGTAAAAATCAATCGGGTATGCAAGCTAAAGAACAATTGGAACACACAGATTCAGTAGAGATTGAATGGAGAGCCGCAGCTTGCGAAGCTGCAATTAGTGCAAAATTCTTATCGGAACAAGGTCTACACAAGCAAGTAGTGAATCGAATTCTAGAACCTTGGCAACTCATGAAAACAGTGTTGACAGCTACAGAATTCGATAACTTCTTTTGGTTGCGTAAACATGAAGATGCACAGCCTGAGATTAAAGAACTTGCTGAACGGGTGTACGAACAGCTAGAATGGAACAAATTGTTGACTGTTGAGCTTGATGCTGGTGATTGGCACACACCATATTATGAAGCTGGATATTGGCTTAAGGAAGATGAAACACCGCTAGAAGATGCACTTGCAATTAGTTCTAGCTGCTGTGCTCAAGTAAGTTACCGTTTGCTTGATGATAGTATTGAAAAGGCTCGTAAAGTTTATCAGCGTCTGGTAGAATCTACGCCTGTTCACGCAAGTCCTTTTGAACATCAAGCGACACCGATGGACTATAGCGATAAATGGGATTGTACGGACGATGGAGTAAATGTCCCAAAACTTACCCACTCTTGGGAAGAGGGCGTTACTCACTGTGATAAACAAGGCAATCTTTGGAGTGGTAATTTCAAGTCATGGGTTCAATACCGACAACTGATTGATGGTAATGTTTGCAATAAGTACGAGGAGAAATAAAATGATTAATGTAGATTACAAATTCTCTGACTTCGTAAAAGAATATCAGAATCTGCTAATGATTCGTTTGGGGATGAGTGTTAGCGAGTCAGCCAGATATATCGTGGACACTATTGAAGACATTGAACAAGCTACTATGCTAGATGTTTCAGCCTTTGAATACTTTCAAACAGAACTAGAGAATGGGGTAGATGTATGAGTAAGGTAAATCACTTTCCAGTGTCAGAGTATGATCAATATCTTTCCTTTGTGGATGTAGAACAACACCCTGAGTGGCAAGAAGCTTGGAAGGCTCAAGATAAAGAAAAGGTAGATGCAATTCTTTATAGTCTGGGTGTTGATCTCCAAAACGGCTACGAGGTTGAAGTTAACACACATCGAACACGAATTAGTCAGCAAGTAGAATATGGTCCTCGATTCTCCTTCAGTGAGCGCACTGATAAAGAGTGGCAAAAGACTGGTATGTCTATTGAAGATCAGATCGCAAACTGTAGTGACATCTCCTTGCAGATTATGCTTAAAGGGATGAGTAAGCGAGGGTTTGGTAAGTGTGATACAGTTAAGACAGTTGAACAATTGGCTATCTCAGAGCTTTAATAAATATTTATTTTAAATAAGGAGTTGTATGAATACCGCTGGCAAAGATATGATGTCGTCCTCTAAATTTTACATGGGCTACTCTCGTTGGGATGAAGTGAAAGGTGGTTATGAAACTTGGGAGGAATCAGTTTCCCGTGTAATGAATATGCACCGACAGAAGTACGCTTCTGTAATGACACCAGAACTTGAAGAATATATTGCTTTTGCAGAACAAGCTTATAAAGATAAAGCTGTATTGGGGGCACAGCGAGCACTTCAGTTCGGTGGTGAACAACTGTTTAAACATGAAGCTCGTATGTATAACTGCTCTGTTAGTCATTGTGACCGAGCAACTTTCTTTCAAGAGTGCATGTATCTTCTGTTGTGTGGTTGTGGTGTAGGCTTCTCTGTTCAATCCCATCACATTGCAAAGCTTCCACAAGTACATAAGCGTTATGAAAAGAAAGTAAAAGTATTCCAAGTTCCAGATACAATTGAAGGTTGGGCTGATGCTTTCGGTGTATTGTTCAGTAGCTACTTTGTAGATGGTGGCAGCTTCCATGAATACAAAGGTTGTCAAGTACACTTTGACTTTAACAAGATTCGTCCTAAAGGTGCTTTGATTTCTGGTGGATTTAAAGCTCCCGGTCCAGATGGTTTGCGTAGTGCGTTGGTCAAGTGTGAAGCGTTGCTAGAAGCATTAGTTGAGGGGAAAACAGAAGCTGTTAGCGTTCCTACCATCACAGCCTATGACTTTGTTATGCATATGTCTGATGCTGTTTTGAGTGGTGGTGTTCGCCGGTCTGCAACCATCTGCATGTTTGATAAAGATGATGAGTTGATGTTGAAGGCCAAAACAGGTGACTGGTTTGTTGATAACCCTCAACGTGGTCGAAGTAACAACTCTGTAATGCTTGTTCGCGATGAATTGAGCCGTGAAGAATGGGCTAACATTATGAAGTCTGTTAAGGACTTTGGTGAACCCGGCTTTATCTTCACTGAGAACAAAGAGTTCTGCTTTAATCCTTGTGTTGAAATTGGTATGTTGCCAGTTGCAGAGAATGGAGAATCAGGCTTTCAATTTTGCAACCTAACAGAAATTAATGGTGGCAAGTGTGTAGATAAAGAATCATTCTTCCGCGCCTGCAAGGCTGGTGCAATTCTTGGTACGCTTCAGGCTGGTTACTCTAACTTCAAATATCTATCTGATGCGACACGTCGTATTACAGAGAAAGAAGCTTTGCTTGGTGTGAGTATTACAGGTTGGATGAATAACCCTGATGTGCTGTTTGACCCACAAAACATGATTGATGGTGCAACTGTAGTTAAAGATATCAACTCTGTTGTTGCTATTCTTCTTGGTATCAATCAGGCAGCACGAACTACAGCAGTAAAGCCAAGTGGTAATGCTTCTGTTGTGTTGGGTACAGCTTCAGGTATTCACGGGGAACATAGCCCTAAATACTTGCGTAATGTACAAATGAACGTAGGAGATGAAGTTACTCGTATCATCACCAAGACTAACCCTAAAATGGTTGAGCCTTCGGTGTGGAGTAGTAACGGGACAGACGTTGTAGTTAGCTTCCCAGTTGAAAGTAAAGAAGGTAGTATTTACAAGTCTGATTTGATGGGCGTGAAACAGCTTGACTATGTTAAGACTGCTCAGCAATATTGGATTGAACATGGTACTAATTATGAACTGTGCGTTGACCCTGATCTTCGTCACAACGTAAGTAATACTATTACAGTTGATGATTGGGATGAAGTGGAGGAATATATCTACAATAACCGTAAATGGTTTGCTGGTATTTCTCTACTTAGTTCGATGGGTGATCGTGCATATGCTCAAGCTCCATTCACTGAAGTGTTTACAGCACAACAGATTGTAAATATGTATGGTGAAGCATCTATGTTCGCCTCCGGTCTGATTGTTGAAGGTCTTCATGCTTTTAATAATAACTTGTGGATGGCATGTGATACTGTGATGGGCTTTGGTTTGACACTTGATCCAGAAGATTCTAGTGATTTGCTCAAACGTGATTGGGTACGTCGGGCTACTAAGTATGCTAAGAACTTCTTTGATGGTGATGTTATGCGAATGACATTCTGTCTTAAGGATTGCCATAATCTACACAAATGGACTAGCATCAACACAAAGTTCAAAGAGGTAGATTTTTCAACTGAACTTGAACAGCAAAAGTATACAGAAGTTGATACAATGGGTAGTGCGGCATGTGCAGGCGGCGTATGTTCAATCGAGTTTTGAGACATGGACTACGTTAATTTGATGGAAAAGGTTGGTACGCAATCTAACGTGACTCACTCCTGCCCTCACTGTGAAAACCCTGTTCGATGTGACATTATGCAAGGTAAAAACACTTGCTGGTGTTTCAATGTACAGGGCAAAGGGCTAGAGCTGAACGACGTTTGTATGTGTAAAAACTGCCTCAACAAAGCTTGACACAATAATCTGATGTGCTATATTGGCCTTATGCCCTTCGGGGCATAAGGCCTTTTTACTTTAGGAGAAAATAAAATGCAAGCAGTAACCAAAGAAGACGTAACCTTAACTCGTGGCGAACGTGTGTTCCCAGAATTTGTAATCCAAGCCTTCAATGATGAAATCATTGCTGTATCGAATGGGCGAGTAGCAACCGTTGATCAGAATAAAGTTATGGAACGTATTCTAACCTTGAAACCGGAACTGACCCGTAACGAGGTTTTTGAAAACAAGTGGCTTGACGTAGAAGAGTTTTATCGTAAAGCGGGTTGGAATGTTGTGTACGTGAAACCGGCATACTATGAAACCTTCGCCGCTTATTTTGTATTTAGTTGAGGAGGGTATAATGCGCTTAATCCAACGACGTACACGAGTGAATTACTGGTCACTCAGTAAGTTCTCTAAACGAATCCGTAAAGCCTTTGGGCTTGCAAACCCTAAATGGTACACTGTAGGCGATGGCCCTGATTCATTTGATGCACATGAACAACGCTGCAAAGATAAGGCCCCAATTGTACACTGGATTACGGGCAGAGGTTTTAACAAGCTTCAGAACATTTGGCTGTTCGTCCCAGACTTGATCTACACAATCAAAGTAGCACCCATCTGGAAATTCTTCAGAACAGTGTATAAGCTTCGTAAATCTTTATGGTATTATCGTTCATGGGATTATGGTGGACTCCTGTACTTGATGGAAGACGCTACAAAGGATATGTCCAATACGCATAAAAACTACGGACACTTGATGCGTTCTGAAGAGACAGCTAAAGAGTTACTGATTGTATCTACACTGTTGAAACGGATTCGTGAAGACAAGTACACAGATGAAGTTCAAGGATGGAAATAAAAAGGTACTGGAATGTGGAGTGGAGGTTTTTATCAGAAGCCTAATACTTTACCGAGTATTAATGCTAATAAATTCTATAAGATGCGTGAAGCTGTAAAGAAAAATGATCTTGACTATCTGTGCAAGATTCTAAATCGTAAGTTATTCACATTTTGGGATTGAGGGAAGTTAAAATGAAAAGCTGGACAGAAGCAATAGCCTCTATTATCTGCATCCTTACTATGTTGTTTGGGATGTATTTGTATCTGGATTTTAAAAGGGGCTTGGAAAATAGTCAGAAAGAAGTGTTGCAAGTGCCTCAGAAGAGTGTAGAGGTTAAGACGTTTGAATCTAAAGTAAATGAGACTAAGGAGTGAAGAATTTGTTGTTCTGCCTCATGACTGCACAGATTGATTGTAAGGAAACTAGACATGCTCAGATTGTTATGAAGGAACTTGGAATCACATACCAACATGCAGTTCCTCAAAGCATCGCTGATTGTTGGAATTTCTTTAATTGTGAGGGTAACATTGAAAACTTACCTCCGTACCTGATTGAGATGAAGAAAGGACCACAGGATTATGTAGGACATGGATTGAGTCAAGAGATGGCTGATAAACTGACACAGGGTAGTAAAATTTAGGCAAAAGAAAGCCCCGACCGCGAGGAAGGGGCTGAAGTCATTTCTGAGATTAGGCTTTGGCGAGCCTACGTCCGCATAGCGGTTATTGTTTTTAGAATTAGGTAAAGATGACAGATAAATATAGTGATGAAAGAACACAAATACTTTTAGAGTCGATATACTATGATATGTTGACAGGAGACTTTTATTGGAGAACCGAACGTCCTATCTCCCACTTCAAAAACCAGAAAGGTATGAACATGTGGTTAGGAAGGGATGCAGGTAAGCGAATAGAAGGATTACATCAGACCAACAAAAAGACTCCATACCCAAGAATTAGGTTTAATGGTCGCCTATACCTGTTACATAAAGTAGCTTGGAGGATATTGTATGGTGTTTGGCCTGAATCCGAGCTAGATCATATTGACAGAAACGGCGGGAATAATGTTCCAACTAATCTCAGACTTTCTAACAGGTTTCAACAAAATCAAAATAAAGCTATTTATAAAACAAATAAACTAGGTATTGCAGGAGTATATAGACTAGGATCTAAAAGAGTTAGGTGGGGTGTGAGATATGGAATGATGACACTAACTTTCACTGACGATTTCTTTGAAGCTTGTTGTGTTCGAAAAGCTTATGAGCATAAACTAGCATTAATTCACAGCCCCACTTAGGGGCTGTTTATATTTCCTATCGTTTGTATATTGTTCTGAATCATCTTCTGATTATTCTTCCTGTCAGCTTGCAAAGCCTTAACTTGCTGTTCAAGAATATAAACTTTCTGACTCATACCAATCTGATAAGAATCTTGGGATTCTAATCCCTTATTAATTTTAGTTTCCAAGTACATAACGTTATTGGACATCACCTGCTGAGATTCTTTTCTCAGGGCCTCAACTTCATTACTATTACTGTTTGAAGAAAACCTATCTGTCAGGATAACCAAGGCAGCTAGGAGAAGTAAGAACTGGGAAGTTCTCTCAAGAAATGTCCACACCAAAACAACCTCCTTATCATTTTGTTTGCCTGTTATAAGGACTCTGTAAACTAATCAAAATATCGAGCCTACCATTAACGTCTGCACGGATAGCTTCTACACTTTTAGTGAGCCTGTCTTCAAGGACTTTAGCTTTCTCTTCAGTAAACATCTGACCTTGCATAGTGTACATCCTATCTTCCATCTTTTGTTGGGCATTGTATTGCCAACCAACAATCAGAAAGAGGGAGCCTAGTGCTAGCTTCTCAAGAATCGCTGCAAGTTTAACTTCACTATTTGGTTGTGTCATAAATCTTTCCTTGTGCAGCTTTCCATTTACGCTGTTTCTCTAAGAGCAACTTGTAATCAAACACACAACCAGTATTCTTTACGTATCCAATACTAAGAGAACGAACAGTGTCTCCAGCAGGAACAACACCACACGGATCGACCATTAAACTATCTGGCATCATTAGCGGAACTTCCTTGGTGACTATTAATTGCCTCGGAGAGCATCCGCTGCAAATCAACAGGCAGCTTAGAATCAATATCAATTTCTGCATCTTGGTTTACCTGTGGAGCTTTCTTAGGAAGACTGTCAATCTTGGAAACAGTGTCCTGAACTTTACCTTGCATCACTTGCTTCTCAGCTTGATATTCAGACGTAACAGAATCACTTATTTCACAGGATTTAATCTGTAAGTTGAGGGACTTTTCACTGTCTGCAAGACGATCCTGAGCTTCATGGAGTGCTTGTACTGCTGCACCTTTTTGCTCGCTCAGATCATAACTAATGTAGCCAAATATGCCTGTTGAACAGATGAAGAAGAGAAGAGCACCAATAAGAATGTTATTCATCAGGTGTTTCTTCTATATTATTATCTGTCTGATCGATAAATCTGCCCAAGCCGCCTAGAACAGCAAAGATGATTACTAGAGTGGCCAAGACAGGCATTGACAGACCTGAGCCCAAGACACCAAGTGCAGACAGCCCAGTGACAGAGATTGCACTCAGCAAAATTCCTACAAGAGAGATGAAGCTATAACTTTTAAGGTGCTTCTGCCAATTACTTATTAGTTTCATTTACAGCCTCCTTTACTTCCAAGGGAACTTCGCCCATGCAAAACTGATACTCTTTGGTACGTCTAGTGACAAGCCCATTGAGCTTTTTACCTTTCGCATAAATCCACTTAGTAAGTTCTAGACAAGCACCACCATAGTTACCAGCATTCAATCTCTTCAGCATTGTACTAGATGAGAAATTACCAATACCAACATTATAAACAAATGACAACATTGCAGCATGTTGGTAATCAGACTTAAATGGAACCTTCACAACAGACATTAGTTGCTTATCGTGCTTGATAAGATCTTCAGCAAATACTTTATCACATTGATCTACAGTGAAGGTTTGACCCAACTTAAGTTCTGGTCCTGTGTGACCTCTACAACTTGTGATGATGTTTACAGGGTCTAGATAAGTTTTAGTTACAAGACCCTCCGAGGGTGCAATCAAGAACGCACCTGCAAGGGCGAGTGATGAGGCCAAACCAACCCCAAGAAGTTTTTTATACAAATTAGAATTGGTTGACATACCTCACCCTTCCATTAAGTTTGACTTACCCTCCCGACAAATACGCCGGGAAAGCTCTGAGTATTATAAGCAATATTAAACCTGTCTAGGTTTAGGTTTTGTACTGAAGTGTTGATTGTAGTACCATCAGTCCAAATAGGAACTGAGTTTCCATCATTAGGCAACCCATATCTACCAGCCAAGTACCCAAGAGAAACATTAGTATTAATACTCCCTCCCGTTACCACAAGAGGGTAACCACCCGTAAGTCCAGACTTTAATATAGAGATTTCAGTATTTCGGCAGTTTCTAATGTAGACACCATGACTACCAACAGTATCAGCCATGAATTGTTGAATGGTGGTAGCGTCACAGTTTTCTAGATATAAACCTAACTGCCCAGCCATACTACCACTAGTGGCATTACCGGTAACATCCCCATAGTCTAATAGCAAGCCTTGGCTATTTAAGATGGTCCATGCTGGTGTATTAGCCAGAGCAAGACTTGTAGTGTTGATATAATCTGCTGTACAGCGAGTGAGGGAGGTGTAGGCATAGCATCTGGTCAAGTAACTGGCCCTTCCTCTGTGCTGGCGAGCCTTTACATCTTCCATTTGAAGACCAACCACAATGCCGGATTGGCCGTCATCAGCAATTAAACCTCTACTATGATAGGTTTGTACATTGCTGATCTTAATCCTGTCCCTTGATGTACTGGTATCAATGAGGAACGTATACCCACCCGTAGAAGATTGTTCATTGGTGATCAACCCTTTCACTTCTAATTGAGTACCAGCTAAAAGAAACAAGTGGTCTAACCCATTCTTTACAATACTGTGAACTCCAACAGAACTGGTCCAGTTACTTCCTGTCGTCATTGTGATCTTGAAGCCATTAGTAATAAAGGTTGTACCGGGATCAATAATTATTGATGAACGAACAAGCAATGGTTCATCAATAACATAAGTACCATAATCAACCTTTATTACACCGCCGATTTTACAATTTACTTCTTGAGTAAAATCACTCATAGACTAGCTTCTAAATTAGCATACTCGTCTTCCAGTGCAACTAAGATGTCTTTGTCTTGTTGACTACCACCATCGGCTGCGATCTTACGTAGGAATTTGACTGACAAAGCATCAATTTGGACCATCCTTGCAATTATAGCTAAGATAGGATCTACGGTTGGAACAACAGCCGGTGCGAACACACCATCGACATATGTCCAATTTGGTTGAGGTTGTGGGATAATATCTGTAATATCTATTAGTGTGGCCACAATCTCTGCGGTAAATCTTTCTTCAATAGGTATTTCCAATCCAATTCTACTCGGCTCGCCTTCTTGCCTGTCTGGATGCTCTGCGTCATAAAATGCAGGTAGAATCAATTCCGCAAAAGTGTTATCAGTAATACGAGCATAGGTTTTAGGCATTATGCATACTCCCATATAACAATTTGCCCGGCTTTACCACTACCACCAGAGGAGTTAGTGCCGACTGAGGGGTTGTTACTGCCACCACTGCCACCACTACCGGGTGTTTCACCGGCATTGCCGACCTGAGTGCCTGATGTAAGAAATCCGCCTTCCCCGTAATAGCTAAACCCACCCTTGCCACTGATTGGAGGGTTACTGTAGAAACTAGGACTTCCAGCACCGCCACGCGCATTGAAGTCCCCACCGGAGCCAATACCACCTACAGAACCTCCGTTGAATGTATTAGAGTTGACAGCCGCAGCGATATTACCACCAGCACCACCGCCGGAAGCTGAAACCAAACCACCAAAAGAAGTAGACCCGCCAGCCACAGCGGCTGTACCGCCAGCACCGATGGTCATAGTGACGCCACTGAATCCTGTGGTAATTCGCTTACGAGCATATCCACCGCCAGCGCCACCTGATCCTGCACTTACCTGAGATGCTGTGGTAGGTAGAGCAGTGCCACCACCACCACCACCACCTACGAGTTCAACCTCAATAAAATTAGTACCCGCTGTCGGGGTATATGTGCCTGTGGAAGTTATCGTCTGAATATTCAAAAGCCGCCCAGTCGCTTGTCCAAGCTGCAAAGCATGGTTTGATTTAGTAGCTGCTGCTACTTGCAAACCACCACCACTTGCTGCAAGTAATACCCAAGAACCACCGCCAATGGAGCTGTTCCATTGCAACCACAGATCACTATTAGCTACAATTTCACCACCTTGCAGGGCTGTATGCCCAGACCCCACAACAGCTGCTGCCGTAATAACGCCATTCGCCGGTGTGAAGGTTGATGCCCCTGTGTTAGCATTGAGTGCTTTTATTTTAAGCACCATACCATCAACAACAGCCTTGACCACTGGACTAAAGTCTGCTTTATAGGTGTTGGCTGTACCAGTATCTAACGCATATACATTAGAGCCTGTTTGGTTTTTAAACGCCAACTTCCAATAGGTGTTTGTTGTATCTGTAGTTGGGTTTTGGTTCAAACTATCAGCTTCGGCTACATATATAAGCCCATCACTCCCTTGTACATAGGAACGTACACCAGAGGTAGTAAAATAATAGTTAGATGCAGCATCCCACTCACTAATACCCTTCTGGAACAAGTGTAGAATTGCATTGTCTTGACGATTCTGTGACCAGTTTTCCCATTGGAAAGGTGGTACTTCAGCAGTCCAACCAGTCTGAATTTTAACATTACTCGGAGCTACAATAGAGCCACCAGACGACCATTGGTAAGAGAAATCGGGTTTTGAAACTTCGTTTGCCATTTAATTAAAATCCTTGACTTTACGGGAATTTGTTTTATACTCAACCATTCAAAACAAACTACTAGGAGTTTTATTGTGACGAGAGTTGTTAGAGGCATTGCTATAAATGATACTGAAATCTGTGGACCTGCGTGCACAACCCGCGATGAGTATGGCAGGAAACAAAATTACCCAGACTATGCCTTGTGGTACGGTATGCTTGTTCGGTGTACTTGTGAGAAAACTAAACAGAGAAACCCCACCTATAAGTGTGTAACTTGCCATCCAGAATGGTTACTTCGCTCAAACTTTAAATTGTGGTACAACGAACAACCTTGTTATTTGTCTATGGACGGCACTCGTTTGGACTTAGATAAAGATATTCTAGTCAGAGGTAATACCGAGTATGGACCCGATAGATGTTGCCTTGTACCAAGATATCTCAATACTATATTGGGTTCTGGTCTACACTCATCCTCTGGTATGCCAATGTGGGTAACATTCCAACCAGAGGTCAACTCCTTAAATCCTTACAGGTCATCAATGAGCGGTATCAACAGTAATTATTTACATGTTGGCTGTTTCCCCACAGCTCTGGATGCACACAAAGCTGCGCAATTGGCAAAAGCAGAAGTGATTAGTCATACTATAGAACATAAATACAAGTTGGAGCCAAGTTATCGACAAGACGTTGCACAAGCTCTTAGAGACAGAGTAGACCAACTTCTCTCGGATGCTGCAAATAATATTGAGACTAAACTCCTCTAGTTAGAGGAGTTGCCCATATTGGCCACCCACAGATAAATCACTTAAGTCCCCATAGCCTTTAGCATTCAGGGCACCTTGAAAACCAAAATAATCTTCGGCTATAAACTCTCCAAAATTAATCCTTACGCCAATAGGTTTTGGAATAAATCTTGAAGGGTATCCTGAAGAATAAGATGTGTATGTAAGCAACACTTTCTCAAAACTAGATAACTCACGACCTAGCATTACAGTAACTTCTGCATTACCTTCAGCGACTACCAAACTCAAGTCAATACCGAAAATGAATTGCATAAATTGTATGAATTGGTTAGGTGTCACGTTGGTGCTATTCTTAACAATCTTAGCTTTAATGAACAAACGGTACTGTTCATCTGTAAGTAGTGTGTTACCAGCTAATGGATTGTTAATGTCATAGTACGGACCACCAAGCGCAGAATTGTCTAAGTCACCATAAGATTGAGCATCGGGATATCCTTGAAACGCAAAGAAAACAAGAAGTGCTGTATCAATAAGTTCTCTAGGTTGACCTACAATCTCCCCTATAATATCTAGCTGAGCACCAACAGCGGTGTCGAGGGAGCGCTCTTGCATGAGTTGGCGGAAGACTTCTTGAAGTTCAATCTTCCCACCAATGAGCAGTTGGAGGTACTTGTCGAACACGATTGGTCCAGAACCATCAGCGTCTAACATAAATTGTTGCGTCACCCGTGAGCGGGCAACAGCAAGGTAATCCTCAACATTGAAAATGTTCAACTCCGACATGAGAACTCCTTAAGTTATGATAATGTTTACACTGGACAGCGAAGCAATCTCGTCGAAGGCAATTACTACGTTACTTGTTCCCACAGGACTAGGTGAAGTTCCAATTGTAAGTGTGTTAACTTGATGGCCACTAATACTGTTGATTGGAGTATAGAGACGGCTGTAAATTACATCATCCCCAGTACCAAAATTAGCTTCGAAGTAAGAAAGCAGTGCTGATTTTATTGCATCATTCCCGTTAGGTGGGAAGTTAATATCGGTGGTGATATCCATACTAATATAAATAACAACAGGATCAGGACGAGAGAAACTTACGTCATGTGGGAACCCCTGTACATCATTTATAGATACTGTAGTATTTCCATAGCTCAAAATACCAATTGGCTTATTATCCCAAATAGCATTAGCAATATCTGTAGACAGTCCGCCAGAAACAATTGGAAGGAAGCTGTGGGCAGGTACACCATTACCATCCACAACACTTGTATCATTCTCATAGATAGTAACTTCACTAACATTATCGAGGTTGATAAGAGCTGAATAAATAGCATCTAATGTGTTAGTTGCACGATCAAACTTACCATTACGAAAGCGTAAACGAAGTTGTTCATCTGTCTCACGTTCTTCACCTGGAGTTGCTGCAACTGGGTTGATTACACTGTCCCAGCCAAGCATCGGTGTGAGGATGGTATCAATAGTGTTTGCAGGCTGTACAATAACACCGGAATTAATCGCAACCACTTCACCAACTGTTCTGACTTTAGTGATACCAAGATTAGCTGAGGTAGTGAAGTTTACTGTCTGGAATATATCATTGCGATTAACTACAAGATCCGTTGCAGCAACCGTTGCAGCAAGAGTTGGATGAGCACCAGCAATAACACTTTGAAGACCAGCTAAGATTTCAGCAACCGTAGCACTCGCATCAGATGTATAAGTGATGGTGTTAGTGGTCGTTGTATTGGAATAAGTGATGGTGTAAGCTGTGCTATTCTGTAGGGTAACTACGGAGACGGTGATACCACTAGCGTTGCTAGGAGACAGAGAAATAGCGCCAACTGTAGTGAATTGCTCACCAGTTGTAGAGCTACTTACAGTCTGTCCAACAGGGATCAATGTGTTTGTATCACCAGCTACAAGAATAGAGGAAGTGGTGAAGGTTTGTTCTTTACGTGTCAAGCCTGCATACGCTACAAGGTTATCTAGAGCAATCCCTGTTGCTGAGTTTGGGTCAAAGGCTGCGTACACTTCTTGGGCAGCTTCCCAAAGGTCAGCTTCAGAGGGAGCAGCTAGGGAGATAAGGCGACCAAGTGCTGAAGAGTCGCTTGTGTCAACTTGGTCGCCGGGTTGTACTAAATCTTGAAAGAGTTGTACTGCTAAAGCTCGGTCATCGGCTAGGATGTCAGCCAATCTTTTTATTACAAACCCTTGGTCAGTAACACCTGCCATATGTTAGAATCCTTTAATTCAGGGGGTTAATTACGATTGGGGCTGTAACTTCCCCTGTGACTACTCTAACCTTAAATGTAAGGGAGTATTGACGGTTTATAAAAGTAGAGTCAAAAGATACAATTTCTTTAACACCTTCTTCAGCTAGAATTTGCTGTTGGAATATAAGATCCGCCGCTGCTTTAGATGTTTGCTTGATCCCGAGGAGTCTTTGAAAATAGGGGACACCATAGGTAGTGTCCATAAACCAATCACCATAAAAGCTGAGCAGTCTGATTTTCAACCTCTGACTAACAGTTTGAATCAGAGGTTGAGTTGTAAACTCTTTTGTCAGAGGTCCGTTATTCCACACCACATCCCAAGCCGTCGGGTCCAAAAGTAGATCCAAAATTTTCACCTTCTTGCTCTTTTAACCAATCCAAGACTAGTTGATAAGCATCTTCTTCTGTGCGTCTAATACCTAAGTATTTTGTCGTATGTGCAACCCATTTACCTGTTTTGGTAACTTGTGAGACACCATAATACTTAGAAGTTTTATTTCGGTTTAGAAACCCTTTGCTTCCTGCAGGCCTTTTATCTAATACAAATTCTTTGTAAATCTCATCGTCTGTATACCCAGACAACTTTTTACTTTTAGCATCCGCATAAACTTGTTCAGCTTCGGCTAATTTGTCTTCATCAAATCGACCAATACAAGTACGAGTACCATTTAAGGAAATTTGCACTAAATAAATTAGCTCACGATTACACCAATGGACCCCTGCAACACCTGTCGTGTTATTTGAGTTTTCTTGGCGTGTATTATTCGCCTGCGTAGGTTTATCAGCCCAACGACAGTTCTCTTTTGTATAATTACCGTAAGGGTCAATACGGTCCAAGGTCAGACCATCGGGTCGGCTTCCCATATCCTCAACAAACACCCAGAAGCCATTCGGACCAATCCAACTATCACAAACAGTAATACCCTTACCACCATAGTTTTTGTAGCCTGAGCACTTCTCGTTGTAACACCTACGAAGCATCATATGATGTGTGGTATAAAGTTCGTGAGAAGTCCTACCATCCTTAATACCCTGAAATGTAAAAGATAATACGTCCATACCTGCCTCCAATTAAATTTGAAGGGATAGGATATCACGGATACATAGAAAACACAAGATTAGTTTGTGCTTGGACCGGAAGTGCCTGCACCTGTGGTTACACCGGTATGTTTGTGGAGATTAATATTAATAGTGTTCAACACATAAGTTCCCGTTTGGGTCCAGTTTCCTTGTTGAACTACATCCCCAAGCCAGAGTGTGCTAGGACAATCAATAGTCATAGTCTGAGCATTCAGATTGATTGCACCACTAGCATTCACAGTAGCATCGGAACAATTAATCACAACAGGCTGATTAGACGTATTAATTTCAACACTACCATCAGCTTTAATTCTTACTTCGGCCTCAATGCCACCTAAGTTGCCAAAAATAACTGTGTCTTTGGTGTTATGTGTGAGGACATGTTTTGTTGGATTGTTTACAGCAACGCCGGGAGGTTGGATACCCGGAAGAAAAATGGCGTCACTTTTATCCATCTTGGCAAAATTCATAGGGCTTGCTGGACGACCATTACCAGCTTTCCAGCCGTCCATATTTCTCATGGAGAACATAGCAGTGCCGGTATCCCCAACTTCAATAGGAAAAGTGAAGCCAGCTTTCTTAGACACTTGGAAGGAAACAGGTACACCTGCAATAGTGGAACGTTCTGCAACAGTTCCATCTTGCTGTTTCTGGTTGATCGTAGGTTGTATATCAACCATCTGTCCGTTAAGGCCATCCCTTACAGCAACTACAATACATGGCAAGATAGTGTAGATGTTATTCATCTGACTATCAAAAGCACTCATCATTGTAGATTGAATTGCTGCTACAGCTTCTGCGCTCATTAACTAGCTCCTTGCTGAACAACTTTCTCTAGACTAGTTGCACGTATCTCGGTATACCAACCAGAACTTCTCCAACCACCAGAGTGACGAAGGGATTCAACTTTAAGCCAGCCTGTGATTAATGTATCCTCTAACCTAATGATATCACCGGCACGGATGTCTGGATTAAGAAGAATCTTCATTTGAATACCCGGCTTCTTAGCTTTATCTTTCTTAGAGCGTTGTCTATCACCAGACACACGATATGGAGTTTCAATCAAACCTGTATACTTAGAAATGACGTAAGCTTGTTGGAAGTTCTCAGTATTGGCTCTATCGTTGTCATGAATATAAACCACACCATCATCAAGTTGCCAATTACAGGCATACTTCTCACACAGCTCATTCAACATCTCTTTTGGTGTACCACTGAGTGGGTAGCCATAAATAAGAGGATTGTTTAGGTTGGTTCCATTGAACACACCACGATCAGCACCAATAGCTTTGATAAGTCTATTGGCTGCATCTTTAGGGCTTTGGCCTTCTGGGACAAACTCGGAAAGTACCTGTTGATTCAATTCAACGTAACCAGTTCCCAGTTGAATCTGTGTAACGGTATCCGTACCAGACTTACGTGTTGATACGTGGGTAACTTGTCCTGAGAACAGCCGCTTAGGTCCACCGGTGTCTAGATATCCAGCCTCAAAGACCGCTGCCGGATAATCTGTATCTAACAGTTTTATATGTTCAGTAGATAAATTATAGACTTCAATCGAAGCACTATTGGTCTTTTTCTTATTATCAGAAGATTTGGAGATATCAAACGTAACTTGTAACTCAGTTATTTCTAACCCAGCTCCCGTTTGATAGTCTCCAATAATCAACCTATAAACTCTGTTTCTTTGTATTAAGTCCATCTACACCGCCTAATCAGTTATTCTAATCTCCCAATTGATTAAAGCTTCATAGACAAAAGGGCTTATTTGGGATTTCCATTTTTCAGCACGATCTTTAATTACAGACTCTTTAAAAGATTTGTAGACCAAGAACCCTTCTTCTGCTGTTTTATATTGTCCTAAGTAGACCTGTGCCCCACTCCCGTCTTGACATTGAGCATGGAACATTTTATTATCTGATCGTTGAAACACACCAATCAAATCTTTACCACGAGCAAGCTTTCTCGATGTAAGCAGACAATTCAAGTCGTAAGGAACAAAGACACAAGTACTAGGACCGTATTCTTTATTATCCCTTACAAGAATATCTTTATCTAAATGCCAACCTTTTTGACGGAACTCATCTTTGTGCCAGAAGTCAGCAAACTCTTGATAATCCATCCAAACGTCATTTACAAAACACCCAGCATAATTGGGCCTTTTAATCAACTCTTTTGGGTTGAAGCAACGACTAAACATGTGATTCCAGTTCTTATATTCCGGCAAGACACGAAAACCTTTACCTTCAACAAAAGCACTACAAGGATAGTTAAACTTCTTAGAATTAAAACCTCGACCAAATGGCATACAACCCACCTATAAAATAAATGAGGTAAGATGATAACACTAAAATGATCTACAGTCAACCTTCCTCGGGTGTATAAATATAAAAGAGATTATAATATTGGTCAATTGAATCAGGATAAACTTTGTAAGGTTCACTAATGATATCTGCTTTCTCTTCCATCCAGATAAACCCTGTCAATGGAAAGATTGCATAGTCAAGAAACAATGGATAATTAGGAACTAAAGCTTCACCTAAAACAATTGGAACGTTATCCGCATCATACAGATTGATGAAGTATAACTTAGCCCTTTCATTGTAGATAAACTCAAAGATGTATGAGTTACCTTGAAAGGCAATTGTGTAAGTGTAATACGCATCACTAAACAACGGCATTGAGATGTATTTATCAGCCATTTGCTCTCGCCTGCCTTAGTGGATCAGTATCTTTAGGGGAGTCACCAGTACCTAAGTCTTGTGGTGTACTATCTTGTTTCCCTTTTGAGTTTTTACTTGAAGCTTTCTTCTTCAGAGCATCCTGTACATCTTTTGGGATAATGGTTTTCTTCAGGAAAGCAAAAGTCACTTGTTCAAAAGTAATGTCACAATAAAGACCATACCCTGTGTTTGGATCTTCTTTGAATGTGATCTTGGTCATTACAAGATTATTGATTACTTTACGCAGAAGTGTGTTGTCATACTCAAACAAACGAACCAATTGAATACTCGGATCAAACTGACCAGTCTTGTCGTTAAAGATAACACCAGCGGTAAGGTCAATAAGTGCTTGTCTGATTTGTTCAAGAAGGTCAGCACGTCTACTATCAACAACTACTTCAGGTTGACTGTCTGATAAGAACTGCCCAATGCTGTCAGGAATAAACTTCTTCAAAACACTTTGATCTGTAGAGTTTACACTGACAGCACTAGGGGCCTGATTACTGTTATACGGACTGTTGCCATCCAGATCTTGAATCAGGTAATTACCAGTGGAAATATCTACACCAGTAATTACTGCACCAATTGTGAATATTGGGTTACTTTTAATGTAGTGGTCAGTTACATTGCCGCCCGCATCGATGGGATGTTTTGTAATCTGACCACTATAATTTTGTGTATAACTTGTAACAGCGTCACAGTAGATAAATCCACCATCTTGAACAGAGGAGTCGCCCCATTCGATTGCTAGCGACATAAGCGCTCCTTATTGTTTTACAGGGAATTGTACATTTACCTGATCAAACGACTGAACAAACATATTAGCCACAGCCTCACCAATAGCTTGGGCTTGAGCATTAGCATCCATACCGGCAAGGGTGGAGCCATCAACGTTCACAACAATATCAATTTGGTTGCTGTTGTTATTCACAATACCCATAGCTTTATCTTCAGCAGCAGCCTTAGCCATGTCAGCTTGTTGTGAATCGTATCCAGCAGCGTCATGGTAATAGATCGATGTAGGATCATCATAAACAGCTCTACCGCGCTCACGGGCTTTATTCATGTTAAAGCCAGTGTTGTTTATAATGTCGCCAACGATAGCGGCTGGAGATGCGTATTCCAAACCAAACAGATTAGCTTTTTCAGTGGAACTGGCGCTAGTCTCCGATGTGGGTAGTGATCCACTTTTCCACTTTTGAAACTCAGCAATTGCATTCATGATAGAGGCAATTTCTCTTGCTGTTGCTTCAAGAGTTGGAAGGAAATCGAACTTAATACTAGAGATATCTGTGAAGATTTGCTTAATATCAGTCCAATCTTTTCTAAGCTGTGCTGTCTTATCAACACCAAGCCAATCAGCCACTAAGCTATCTTTCCCTTCGAGTGCTCTGATAAAAGATTGAGGGAATAAAGCAAGGTCATCAGCCCATTTAGTAGCTTCATTAAAGCCCTCAGCCAACTTCTTAACCAAGTCTCCGCTTTCATTCAAACCAGCAGAAAGAGTACGGAAGATACGCGCAAACCCTTCTTCTACGCCTGCGTTTGAAGCGACAATAGCCATATCACTTACAGCATTCTGATACCTAGCTTGTTCTGCTTGAGAAGCTTGGGAGGCTTTAACCAACCCCGGCTGAGCTTTCTGACTGGCAATGTTGGCTGCGTAGTTCAGAATATCACCACGTACTTGCCCTTTCTTCATTGCAGCTTCAAGGGCAATGATTGCCTCACTTCCTGTGAGATTACCGCCAATCTTTTGTTGCCAAGCTTGAGCAAAGATATTCTTAGCGCCGGGCAAACTGTTACCCAATTGTTTGGTAAGCTCCTCAGCTTGAAGCTTATCCTTACCAGCAATTTGAGATAATGCGTTGAATACTAATTTCTGTCTTGCTGGGGAAAGTTTGTTAACTCGTCCGTATTCAGCAAAACCTTTAAAAATATTCTGAGACTGTGCAACTGTACCGCCAGAACCAAGAAGGTTAGATGTCAGTACGTTGAAGTCACTAGAGGCATCCAAGTAATTGAAGCCTACACGGTTTGCAGTCTTACGCAACCAATCAAAGGACTTCTCACCTTGCTCAGCAGTACCACCATTGCCTGTAATAACTGCTTGTGTTTGGAGCTGGGCAGAGACAACTTCTTGATTACGCTTGTTTAACGCATTAAGACCATAGCCGCCAAGCCCTAATGCAATTGCAGGGCCGAGTAAGCTAGGCATTCCACGAGTACGGCTTACGCTACCAGCGACTGCGCCTGTAACAGCGGCTTGTCTTGTTCTACCGCCTTGAGGATTGACAGGTGGTAAGTTCGGATTGTGTGGTGGGCGTATTGTAGGACGGAGGGGATTTACAGCCCCGGCCCTCGCCATTGCAAGACCAACTGTCTGGTTAAGAGCAGCTTGATTGACAACAAACCTGTGGATATCTAGAACAACTCTGTTACTTGCCATATCCAAAGCATTACCAAGAACACGTTCAAGTTTACGTTGATCTATGGTAAAGTTACCGATACCGAAATTAAGGTTATTACCAAACCCATTAAATTTCTTTAACTTCTTCTCTAAGGTGGCTAAGGCTTTGTCAACCTTTTTGACACCCCGCATATCTACATCAAAACCGAGACTGGCGAAATACTTAGCGATCTGCAATGTTTGTTACTCCGTCATTTCGGTTTATTTTTATTAGCTTCAGCTTTATTCTTAGCTTGTTGCAACAAAGCATCATGGACATCAAGCAGTTCAATCAGCTTCAAAAGCTGTCTTGTAGAGTATTTCCACTCCATTTCAGCAGCTAACTCAAGACCCCCCTTCTCATGCATGGCGATCCTGTAGATACTCCAGTGCTGAGAGAATGTTCTATCAATTTCTTTTTCTAAAGGTGTTGGAGGTGTGCCAGCACTACTTCCCGATACAGACTTATCAATTATTCTTCTGTATCGGGTGCCTGAAAAAGTTCTTCGAAGTTAAAGTTCAACACTTCCTTGTAGAGCTTGTTTAGATGAGCATACTTGCGAGAGAAGAATACATCAAAAGTCTTTTCAGTGATTTGCATGTTGTCTTTAGAAACATAGTTACAGATGATTTGTTTCATCTGGCTAAGATCAGCCTTACCTTCATCAATAGCTGCCTGATGCTTTTCAATAAACATCAAACCTTTTGTTGCAGGCATTGCACTTACGAGATAATCAATATCATCAATCGTAATAGTTGTTTGTTCTAGTACTTCAAATTTTGGAGCTGCCATTTATTTTATCTCAGAATTAAAACTGTTAGAAAACGTTACCTATGAAGTTGCCAACCTCACTAAGCGCCCTGTCAAATAGATCAGTTGCAGGCTTAGCATTCCCGGCTACAACATAGGTGTTTGTGGACTGTGCGAACAGTTCCCAGCTACGATACTCAAACTGACCGGAGAAAGTAGCTACAGGATAGCCCGTGATATATGCTTCATTAGATGAAAACACACTCCGTCCTGAGTTATCTTTCAACATCAAAGCAATCCTTGCTGTACCTTCTTCCAAATCAAGCTCATGAATATAGGAAAGTACATCATTACCTTGAGAAGTTTGCAGCAATGAAATAGTAATTGTTGCTGATGTATCTACGTTAGGAACTCTTGTATTCTTACCCCTGATACCTCGGATAACAGTGAATCCTTTCACTGTTCGGCTGATGGTAATACTTTGCCAACCGGTAAGTTGATAACCACCAACTGTTAAAATAACGTCCTTTGGACTATAGCAATTCACAGTAAAACTATTAGTCACTATAGTATCCCCTCTGCAATCGAAGCTGCACCTGATGCAAGGTTAATCAAATCTTGAAGAATACCACTAGCATCTTGGTTGCTACCAATGTTGATAACAGCTTGAGATGACCGAAGAATCCAAGTGCGGGTATCCATACTAGTACTTTGAACCATGTTTGGTATACCTTCAATCCAAGTATTAGTTGAAAAGAAAAGGTCTGTACCGGACAAGTCCTTAATAAACAGAGGAAATTTCCCAACCTGTGTAAATTCATCCAACTGCCAAAGCTTAGTGAGAATGTCGTTAGATGTGGAGCCCCGATGGAATGTCAATGAAATTGTATATGTCTGACTGTTTGTGTACAGTCTGGATATAGAACCATCAGCAGTTTCTGTTGTCCCGAATGGAACTTTATCTTTACTAATACTAATGAAAGTTCCATCAGCAAAACCGCCGAGAGGGATACCGAAAGCTAGACAGTTTACATCATCTGGAAGGTAGTTAGCGATTGCCATAAATTCTCCTTAAATATAGGGGTGTTTGAGTTGACTCAGTTTATCACCCCAGATAAGTCTTAAGGATTCACACGCCACCGATCATCCACTTGACCTCCAAGAGCTTCCATTGCAGCAACTTCAGAGGGTGCAAGTGGAGTATTACCACCGATGAAAATGTCACTACCAAACAAATAAATAGCCCAGTCACGAGTCCCGAATTCAGAGCCGAACGAAGCATTAGCTGGGGCAACAATTACTGCACTGTTGCTAGAGGCTACTGTTTGACCACTCATATCTTTCATGGTGCAGTTAAAAACATAGCGGTTGTCCGGTACGTTAGCATCTGCAATTTGAAGTTGTTGAAACAGTGTGTTAGACGGGGAACCTTGGTGCAATGTAATAGTAACATTCATTGCAGTTACACGACGTTTCACACGAGCGAAGGAGTTGTCACCCACACCCTGATAAGGCGTTGAACTTGGTACAATCCTGTCCATGCTAACGAAAGTCCCGTCAGCAAAGCCAGTTACACGGTGTACGAAATCACCTTTCGACAAAATGATAGTGAAATCATCCGGAAGGTAGTTCGCAATAAAATTATCTGCCATTAGTATTTACCTTATTAAGAATGACTATCATTATACAGAAAGGAAAATTTGCACATCTACGCTACGAATACTACCTTGCAGACGAGCGCGGATAACGAATACACCAGCGGCACGTTGTGCCCGCAGGGTTTCGGGGATGCTGAGAACAGGTGGCGTAGAAATTGTCCACCCAGAATCAACCAAACCATTACTCTGAGCAAGTGTCATGACTGCACGGAGTTCATTTTCTACAATCAACAGCCCCGGATCAGTCATTGGGATCTTCAGGCTGTTGATGATCCGGAAATAAACACCTTCTTGCATACGTGCACGAAGCCAGTCTTTGCCGATAGCAACGTCGATTGGTTTTTCATCAAACATGTTACCATCTTGGAAGATATCAACACCACCTTTACGGCGGTAAAAGTTCCATGATTTCGCACGCAAGTTAACAATCTGAGTGGAGCTAAGGATACTACGAGTAACGCCTACAGCACGCTTAAAATCCCAATCATTAGAGCCCGGTGTTACGGCAAGTTGACTGCCAGCCCAAGCTACCTCGGGAAATTCTGTTGCAGCCGTACCAGAGTAAACGCCGAAAGTGCGGCCTGCTGATTTGGCGTTGAGTTTATAACCAATGTCTGTGATGCCAGTAGTGGGGGCTACAGAATCAGGGGAAGAAAGACCGTAGATCTTTTCCATTGCTTGAATGGTATCAGACAGGGCTTCTTGTTCTGCTGTTACTTGAGTTTCAGCAGTCAAGCAATACCAGACATCATTCTCAGCATCTACAGCCAACAAGGCGTTTGGCCAAGTTTCAGTAGCAGTATTCACACCGATAAGGTTAGCAGAAGCTGTTACACTCCAAGCTGTACCGAGAACAGTGGTGGTCAGAATCAGAGTAGTGGTGCCAGTTACTGTAATACCAGATGGGCTGCCAATAGCAGCTTTCAAACCGGTTACAATAGTGGTTGCAGTTGCACCAACACCGGAAGTGAAAGTGTAGAGAGTACCATTCAAGGTAACAGTATAGGCTGTACTATCAGCAACGGTTGGGGTGTAGGTTACGCTATCAACCTGACGACGACCAATAATAATTGAAGGTGGCGGAGCACCAATTACCGAACTTTGACCAAAAGCTTGGGAAGCCATTTTATAGACATTTGAGGTGGTAGAAAAATCTCCACCAACCTCTGTAATACTCAAGTAGGTACGAGCACGTTCAGAAAAATTTGTAAAAGTTGCAAGCACCAAGGGAATTGCAAAGGATGCTGTGCTGATAGCAGTAGATTGGTCAGTAATGACAATATTTACTACGTCGCTGAGGTCGGACATATTTAATGTTATCCTTTAGATTGAGTAGCCATTGCTACGGATAAATGATACTTTCGGGAATTTTTATAATTACTGGAATCTCTGAAGTCTCATCAGCAATGACTACGCCTTCAACAACATCAACAAGTTGATTTGTATTAACTGTATAATTAAACGTCACATCCATGTTGTGATATTCAACCCACTTCGTATCTCGTTTCTGAGGTGCTCGTCTAATCTGACTCTTCCTCATTAACCCTAAACGTTGTTTCTTTAATTCTTCTAGAGCAACGGGGTTGTTATTGATTCTTTGAGTAAAGCTTTGAGCCATATCACCGGACAAACTACCAATGAAAGAAAATTGACAAAGGAGTTCGTACTGAACTTGTATTGAAAGTTCTTCGTCTGTGTTGGTCAGAGTTGAAGTAATGTGATGACCTTGTTGTTCAATATTAAGAATATTGATTACAACATAACTCTCAGCAGGTTCTGTACCCGAACTATGGCTGAAGATGACAGGGGTACTTGGGTACTCCGATAACGCTGCAATAGCGCCAAGTCTGATTGCTTTTCGAACATCTGAGTAGATTGCCATATTTTGATGTCCTTAGTTTGGAGTAATTTCTACTCTCGTACACTTGCATTCTCGATGATCTTGGACTTGCATGACATACGTTTCAACTTTCATAATCTCGTACAAGTCACCTTGCCACATAAATCTATCGGCTCCGTAACCTACACCAATTGGACCTTCCTTCTTCTGCCTAACCAAGTCAGCAGTAAATAACCACAGCCAGCTTTTAGTTCTATCTGTTTCAGGTAACATCATTACTTGATAATCAGAAAATGGATGAACGTTTGCCTGAATCACAACCGACGTTTCAGAACCTTCGACCCACTCTCCATCAACATAACTACCCTCCGCATGACGTAGAATAGTAATAGGAGTTTTCTTAACCAATGAGAACTGTGCAATAGACATTAGTTACTCCCTTTCTTTTCTACTTTGGCAGTTACGTTAGCAATCAGTTGGCTAGTTTCAACAAGAGGGTCATCGAATCCTTTCATCTCAACAGTAAGAGGAGCATTTCGTGGGGTATCCCAATCAAGCATAACTTTCCTCAGAGTCCTTTCAAAGTTAGTTGTACTCTTCTGCATAGCAGCTAGGATTGATTTGCCAGTGAGAAGGGCTTCAATCATATCCTTGAAGTCATCCTTGTTAGCACCAGCCGCTAAGGCACCTTTCAAACCAACCCTCATAAAAGGACGTGGTGGTGTAATAGCTCCCGGCACTAAAGAATCAGATCCATTAATATGACCTTCTTCGTTCAATTGAGCAACAGTTGCCATTGGAAGGTTATTGTTATCCGGTCCGTAGACATTTTCAGGAAACCATCCAAGCTGAACTTCATTAGTGGCAGCTTGCTGAAGATTCTTCTTAACTTTTTCCCAACCAGACTTATCAATCTTCAGCTTAAACGTCATTATCAAAAGCATCCAATTCCCATCCTACAAACTGGATGGCTGAATCAATACCAAAGAATGCCGAAGCATCTCGTGTAGAGTTACCATGATTATAAGGCTTTTGACCTTTATCAAATCCTTGGTAGATAGGTTGGATATTGTTATCTTGATTACTGTCATTGTTGAACATATCAACTTTGCTCACACCACCGGCATAAGGAATAATCCTTGAAGACAGGAGTGATGCGGGAGTCTTGATAACGTTCGTAAGAGCAGCTAAGTATGCTGTGGAATAGCTGTTCCAAACTTCATAATTACCTGCCCGTTCACGAGTAGGATAACTAGCAATTCGTAATGAAATAATGATTGCAGCTTTAATAGTAGCTTGCCAAACATCACCATTAGTTGTTTCTAAAAGATATTCGTAGGTTTCATCATCAAGAATAGGATAGAGTGGATTACCCGGAACATCACCTACAATGATCTTAACCTTGTCTACATCAGTAAGGGCCATGCAGCCTCCTTATAAATTAAAGGAGGGCAGACTAGCTGCCCTTGCATCAACTGGCAGGCATAATCCCGGCAGTGATAAGTTTGGTCAACAGTGCGTTATATGCAGTGGTGACAGCAGTCAGGTCAGCAAACGCTGGAGACTGTTGAGGAGTAAAAGTAATTTGTTTTACTTTACCAGCAACAGTGGTAGTAGCTGCTGGAGTAGTTGCACCAGAAACAGCACTGTCGGTGTCAGTGATAACACGATCAATTACGGTAAAGACATCACCCCAAGAACGTTCTTGGATAGTGGTTTTTGCAATAGCCATTCTAAGCTCCTAATCTATTTAAACTGTAAGGGCACCAAACGATGCCCTTTATTTCAAGACTTATTAGGTCGAAGAAATCAGCTTAACCAGTACTTGTGGCTGAGTGACGAAGTACAGAGGAGAAGTCTCAACTTGCATTTCGTGGAACTCATCTTTAGGATCGGTGAACTCGTATGCGAACATCTCAACACCAACACCGTTAGCACCACCAAGCTTGTTGCTTGGGCCGTAGTAACCACGAAACAGATCATTTACAACTGGCAGAACGTGACCAGTGTCAGTAGCAACAGCTACTTCGGTGGTATCATTTGGCAGTTTGAAGATATGATCGTAGGTGATGAAAGTTACACCTTTATAGGTGAACTGATCAACCGAACCCCAAGCCATGAATTGGTTGGTGCTGTTACGGTTGATTTCAACTTGGGAAGCGTAGTACAGATAAGCTTGACGAATCTGTGGGTGACTAACCAGTTTGTCGAAGAACGAGCCGTCAACAACAACACGAATACCGCCACCGATGGTGGAACCAGTTTTCAAGTTGGTTTGCAGGTAACGCTTCAGTTGCGAGATTTTAGCGTTAACGTCGGTGGACGCATCACCAAGATCAAAGTCAATCACTTGTTGAGTGATACCGAACTGAGTGAACATGTCTGCAATTACAGCACCGTCAGGGGTCTTCATGATACCCTTGGCAGCTTGCAACTTCATGTACTCAAGTGATTGCTCAACTTGTGCACGCATGTCGGTCAGTTTTTGTACACGAACACGGGCCAGTTGCTCAGGAGAGTCTGGGGTGCCCGGCATACGCCAGCCTTGAATATCTTCAGGAGTGATATAATCACTGTGTTTGAAGTAAGCCAAAGGCAGCGAGAAGGTTTCTACTTTCCGATCATTACCTTTAGTAGTATCGCGACTACGGCGGGAAACTTGTGGGAGCAGGGTGGTGTCATTCATGCTCTTATCGAACACGATTGCAGTTTGAGTAGTACCTTGGGTGCGGAACAGATCCATACCACCGATCAAACCAGCTTGGTTATCAAGGTTGTTAATTTCGGCGGTCCAATCAACTAGTTGGAAGCCATTACCAAACGAACGAGTAGTTGCCATTGTCTATTTTTATCCTATATTCATAATCTGTGGGAATTCTTTGCTCAGCCACAGTAAAAGTTCTGTTTCTAATTTGGGTTCTATAGTTTCTGTAAAACCATCTGGCAAGACATCTTTTGATATAACACCAGTCTTAAACTTCTTCTTGATTTCATTTTCAATGTGGTAAATTAAACTACCATCTTGATCGTGTACTTCTAAAAGACAGTTTAAATCAGCAATTGTCTTTCTTTGCAGTTGCCTATGCCGTGACTTAACTTCACAGTTTGTTATACCGAACTTCAATCCCACAACTTCACCGAACATCTCAATTCTATGTATATAGAGAGCTGCGGGCTTATTTGTGTTGAAGCCTGTCTCTGAACATTTTCTACAACCTTGATTGCTGTAAATTACATTAGAGGCTTGTGTCTTAAAACTGCCATGTTCAAGACAAAGAAATTCCCAAGCAGAGCTTGTTAACCCGTCATAAGTGTTGAGAACTTTAAATCTTGTTTTGCTCTCAACTATATGAATCAAATCTTCAACGGGTATTTTCTTTTCTTTTTGAATCTTGATAAGATTACTTTCTCTCAAGCAGCCACAGGCAGTTACTGACGAGTTCAAATTGTTCGAGGGTAGTAGGACGACGTTTCCGCAATCACATCTACAAGCGTACTGATTTTTCTTCCTTGAGTTTCTACCTGCATAGAAAAGAACCTCTATCATTCCATATCGATTACCAACTTTTGGAACATACAGATGGTGTATTGGTTCTTCCTGCCTAAGAGAAAATATATCTTCTACAGTCACATGAACCTCAGATCAGTCTCAGCTAAACTGATTTGGTTGATCCAAGACCTGAATTCCTACAGCTTCCATTTGTGCGTACACAGCAGCCAGTTCAGGAGCAGTGTCAACAGAAGCACCGAAAACAAGGTAGGATTTGCCTACGCCAGCAGGACCACGGAACAGAACAGTTACCGAAGTGTCAGTGGTAGCAGCGATGGTTTGCTTGTTATCACCATCTGGTTTGCCGATATAAATACCAGCGAAGTTTTGGCTACCATCTACAGCAGTAGCTTCCAAGATTTTGTACTTACCGGTGGCAGTAACTTTACCCAGCACAGTACCAATGGTGTAGGTTTTAATTGCAGCTTCGTTAGCTACAACTACATCACGGCAGTGGCCGTATTCAGGGTGATCTTCATATTGCAGTACAGCGCCAAGGCGAGTAGAGCGAGTGTCGATTGCAGCCATATTATTTGAAACTCCTAGCTAGGATTTTATTGATAAACAATATTATTGTTTTTTACTTTTGTTAATAAGTTCACCAACAAGATTCAGACCAGCTTCTTCTTGTTTCTTCGGTTCACCTTCACCGCTAACGCCTTTCTCTTTGAAAAGGTCAGAGTCTTTTTCTTCTTTGGCTTTACCGCCAAGAGATTTGAATACAGCTTCGAATGCTTCATCTGGCAAAGCTTCAGTTGCTTTGTACAGGGATTCAGCTTCTTCCTTGCTAACTACAGCTTCCAGTTTCTCTTTACGAGCTTTAGCAACAACTTCCAGTTTCTCAGCTTTGAATGCAGCAACTTCTTCAAGAGCTTTGGTCAGAGCAGCTTCTTTTTCTACCAATTGAGCTTTGAGAATTGCTTCAGCAGCATCAACTGCTTTCTTGATTTCTTGTTCCAAAATTTCTACCTCAGACTTTTTAAGTTCTTGTGCTTTGAACATCTCAACTAGATGCTCTTTAGTACTATCATTTTGAAGGGCTTTAGTTACAAGGCTATAGATTCCTTCTTCAAGTTTGTCTTCCGCATCTTCAGACAGAAGCATTTCCCCAGTTTCAGGTTCATAAGAAATAACCCGAGACATAGGTTTGGCCAAGTCACCTAAAGTAACTTTTCCATCTACAAGAGAGTAATCTACCGAGAATAGACCGCCCTCACTACAGAAGAGAACAATGGAATCATTATAGTCTTCTACATACAGCCAACGATCGTCATCACCGAAAGCTTCACGAACTGCACTACTAAGTGCATCATTAATCTTGGATGCGTACATTGATTTGTTAACAATAGCTTTATCAAGCCCAAGAGCCTTCAAAGACTTTTCAACATCTTCTGTGATAGCCGCATCAGACTTCATGAGAAGTGATACATTACGTCCATTTGCCGAACCACCCTGAAGCTCTTTATGGGTAAGTGCTAAGTGGGGGCGTTTGCTATCATCTTTCGTTTTAATAATCAGAGGCATTATTCACCACCATCAAATGTGACATTGGTGATTTCACCAGTCTTTTGGTTGATCTTTCCTTTACCACCGATACTTACACCGCCAATTACCCCAGCTTTCTTAAGGTTCCAAAGATCCTCGCTGTTGTATTTAATCTTGGCAACCCAAGTACCAGCTTTAATAACTTCATCTGTTTGAATAACTTTTACATCCAATTCTTTTTGAACCCAAGTAGATTCAATGGTGAATGCGTCAGTTTCTTCAAGATGAAAGAGGTTAGAATTAACAACCCCTTTCTCAAGATTCTGATTAAAGTTATCACAAGCTTTCTCAATAGTATCTTCAGACATCCATTCCCCGTGAGCATCCTTCACTAGAGGCTCATAAACAACTTCATAAGAAACCATTTCCTCATTAAGTTCTTCGACATGATCTTCACTAGAAGAACCACCGAAGACTTTCTCAATGAAAACAGAGAAGATATCCATGAACTCAGAAGCTTTCAGAATATCCGGCAACTCATTATCTGGATAGAACTTCTTGTACGCTGCACGAACTTTACGCTTAACTGCGGGAAGGTCAGCTTCGGGGATTTGTACTTTATTTCCCCGAAATCCCTTCCCCAAGGCCGCGACTGCGGCTGCTGTATGTCGAGCATCTGAGATATTTAGCTTTGCTTTAGACTCATCTTCTGGGTCTGGATTATATGCATATACTGTCAATTAAGTATTCTCCGTATTGGCAATAGAGTTATCTTTACTGCCCATAGGGCTTGTACTTGTACCAGCTCCAGCAGTTACCATACCTTCACCAGCACCTGATGTATTACCTGTCAAGCCAGCACGAAGTTCAGCGATATCCATACCAGAATCGTGGCGAGAAGGAAGACCAACCCAGTCAGCAACTTGGTTAATGTTCTCAGGAGTGATACTGATCAGACCGACAGATGCAGCACGCTGGAGATACTTAGACAGGACATCCAAGTCTTCTTCTTTGATTTGATCGTACTCAAACTTAGGAAGACGATCTAGCGGCCAACCATTCAGTGCAAAGAGTTGTGGAATCAAATCAGTGTTAAGCGGATCTTGAATCTCTTTCAGATAGTTCTCAACAGCCATATGCACAATAGATGATTTACTATCTGCAAGGTTGAACGAACCACCTTTCGAATTACCCATCTGCAAGATATCAGCAAACAATGCTTGAAGGATCTTGTTATCCCAACGAATGATTGCTTTGTCAGTGTCGTATTGGCTAGCGTTAGGAGGGCCAATCAATTCGAAGTCAAATAGGCTGTTATTCTGGTCGTCGTAAAATTTAGGAAGAATAATGCAGGCTTGTTCATTATTCTGAAGGTTACGACCAATATTCTTAAAGGCTTCTACTGTAGCTTTCTGGTCATCTGTACTGTCAGCTTTCAAGTAATCTGCTGGCAATTCAAACTTAGGAATACCACCAAGACCACGAGTGATGCCTACAGCTTCAGATTCTTCAATCTGCTTGCGATAACGCCATGCCTTGTAGACTTTGGAAAGAGGAGAACGACCTTGTGGGTTATCTCTGCTTACATCTGTGCGGAACAGAAGGAACTTCTTACGATCAATATCAATCTGACCACCGTATTCTTTACTGTTAGCTAAGCGATAGCCATCCATCAAGAAGCTAGTGTCTTGGACAACACCTAGAAGTTCACGACCAGCATCATCAAACAGCCAACGATAAATAGTGGTTTGTGAGCGGGTGGCAAGCTTGGAAATACCTACAAGACCATCATCGTACTTAGAGCCTGTAGACAAACGACGCCGACGATATACTTTCTCTTGAATCGCATATCCATAAGTGAACATGCTAGTTACTTCCTTAATAAAGGAGAACCAACTGTGTTCCATGTCATCCATACATTGTTGAAGGAATTTAACTTTCTTCAAGTCATCTTCTGTAGGATCAACAGGTGGTGTTACTTTCCAGTTAACACGGCTAATCATCATTGAGAATAGTGAGAGAGCAGAAGCAATAGTTGCGTCCTCTCCCATTTCTTGGTAAGTTCTATTAGCTCGTGGCCACTTCAAATTCTCACGCATTTCTTCTAAGATAATGCCGTCGAATTCGCGTAACCCCAACCAACCTTGTTCGCCTATCTTGATGCGCAATGCCGGATTATCTCCGGCTTGCAAATTCAAATCATCATTTGGCATTAATCCTCCATAAGACCAAGCTCTTGTAAGTGATCTTCACAATATTTTGGCCAGAAGCCGTAGTAGTCAAAATGGGCTTTATATGAAACTATCGCAGCTTCTTTCTCAGAGTCATGTCTTTTTAGCCAAATCTGCTTACCGTCTTCATCTAAAATGAATGCAGTCCACTTATCCTTGGTCTTGTGATAACAAACACCACGATATTTAGAGGATGTGTCATCAGACTTTCTTTTATTTCTTAGATTTACTTTCCGAGGAACCCAACGGCAATTTTCTTTGCAGTAATTACCATTATTGTCTTCCCTATCAAGATCATAACCTTTGACATAGGTGGGGAACATGTCTTCAATAAACTGTTTAGGTGTTTCAGACCAATCTTCACTCACAGATATGCCACGTCCACCGTAATTGTGGAAATCTGCATAATCTGGATTTGTACAACGCCTAATCATATCTGACCAAGCTTGGTACAGCGGGTGTTTTGTTAGCCCGTGTGTGGTATTAGCTTCTGCAAGTGCTTTCAACCGATAACAGCCACAAGAAACAACCTTACCAGATTTTACATCTGAAAGATTAGGAGTTGTTGATTTACCACATTCACAGACACAAACAGCAACCTTCTTACGATAAGTACCAAAGTCTTTTGTATAAATTTCTTGGATAGTAAGATAATTTACTTTATCACCAACTATAGGCATATTCATTTTTTAATCTCCGTTCAGATTGAATAGGTGGTGACTATCTAGCGAACGGGCTAGAGGGAGTTGCAATCTCTTTTCATCACCATGAAACATTTTAAAAATTAAACTCATTCATCTTACCGAGTGCCGGTAGGGAGAATGTAGGGATATTCAGTTTTTGTGCAAGAGTAATAAAAGCATCACTCGTAGCATCGACCTGATCATCCTTGTTATTTCTTGAGCCATCAAAACCTTCAAGCTCGCTGAAATAATCTTTATTCCATTCAGCTTCTATGTAATCAACTAGACCAGCTTCAGCAGCAGCAGCAAATGGCTGGAAACGTACTGTTTTGCTCTTATTCGTTGGCCGCATTCTTGCATGAAACCCTTCTGCAAGAAGATCCTTAATCATCATTTGACCAGCAGCTTTACCGGCTTGACCGGGCTCTTGTGGTAAAAGAATGTTTGTTCCTTCAGGATCATTAACAGCACACTCAATAATCTTTTGCATTACTTCGCCGTAACGTGCCCTGAAGCGGACAACATCAACAACAATATAGTGTAAAGATTTTGTCTTAGCCATTAAGACACCAACTGTCCAGTCAGGATTCGGATTCAAGTCACTAGGAAGTGTACCTGCAATATCCCATGCTCTGCAATATGAAATAATGTTTTGTTCAAACATTTTCACAGGCTGCATCCAGTCTTTTTTGAGCATGCCTGAACCAGAGGGCCGCACAAACCAGTTCCCGTAGAGGTAGCGCTGAACGTCTACATACGGCTTAGCTTTCAGTGTGGAAATATAACCCCTGTCGTTCGCAAGGAGAACCGGGTTATCGTAACAAGTTGCACTGATAAAAGTGAAAGTTTTAATACCACTTTCTTCGCCTTCACCATAAATTGCTTCTAGTTCTTTCCGATCATCTGCCCAAAGATACTTACCATCCTCAACTACATAGTAGCGAGTCTGTCCATCCTTAGATTGATCAGGAGTCCCGTCTTCTTGGAGGTAAGGTCTAATCCAATCAAGAGCGAACCAGTCTGGATCAGGGTTACAAGTTAGTACCATCTGCTTTTTGTGCTTGGCACGAGCCGAACGAATACGAAGGCCGAGGTATTCAATACACACTTGAGAGAAGTGTGTGGCTTCGTCAAATAACACGAAAGTATATTGAGCACCTTGGTGCTGGAACCGATTTTGATCATGTTCCATGTGAGAGAACTTAATACTACCACCTGATGGGAATGTAATCTTCAGGTGTTTTTGATTAACTTTAATGTTCTCTTTACCAAATACATAGGCGTACAACTCACAAGCTGTTTCCCACAAACCCCCTTGAGCCGTAAGCTCGCCAGTCGTCTTACGAAAGATGACGCCACGCAGATAGGGGTCTGATGCGAACTTAAGTGGGTAAAGCAAAGCTACGTAACTTTTTCCTGAGCCCATCGCTCCCCCTACAATTGCGGTGTCATTTGACTGGTGCAATATGAGGTTCTGTTTCGGCGACGAGGGCCCAATAGGACGTTCTTCTAAATCTTCCATCTATAATCCTTTAGAAAATTAGCTTCCTCTTCTAAAGGAATGCATTACTTAAACTTCTTCATTAGCCTTCAAAAACAAATTGCTCATAGTCTCACGCTGGCGACCAGTCACACCTTTTGTCCCGACAAGCTTTTTAAACTCTTCCCACTCAAGACTATCTAATCCAGCTTTAGTCCACTCTTCCTTAACAATCACAACATCAACACTAGGCTCTGACTTAAGAAACTCTTCAGTCTCAATATTCATCACACACGCATGAGGATAATCATTAAAGAATCGCTCTTTCTTGTCCAACACACCACCCTTCACAGAGTATTTGATGATGTTGTCAATAAAGTTATGGCCGTAGTAATCTTGGCTTGTAATAAGCAATTTGTACTTGTTCACGTTTTCTCTCCGTTGTGTTTAGTTCATAAAAGAGATATTACGCTAAAGTTTTTTCAAAGTCAAGCTTTTGAGAATTATTTTTAAATTATTTTAGAAGTCTTAGTTGATAACTCTATATTTCAAGAGTTATCTGTAAAACTACTTATCGAATGTCTCACCGATAGCCATCACATGAACAATAGTCCCATCTGGAACGGTTCGCTGTGTACTACCGAGAGCTAGAAGGTTAGCACCCCTCATAGCATATCCAGAAGCTGCTGTAGCTGTTGGTGCTGAAGATGTACTAGCAAATCCTCGATCATATGCATCCGTGTCCATCAATTGAAGCGTAGCTGTCACTACAGGAGCATTGGTAAATCCTGCCTCTGTAAAGTCTACACTCCAGTTCCCACCAGTAGTTGTAGTGGTGATAATCCAAATGATAGGTGATCTAAGCTGAGCACCATTTCTCCAAACAAATGCTGCTGGATGTTCTGCTGCCATTTAAATCACCTGATACATAAATTGGAAAAAGAACGCTTGGTTTGCTACAGATGCTGATACAAACTCAATCAGTGCCCTATCATTCACAGGATCACCAAGGATGGCTGCTGAAGCACCTGCCACTGTAGCACAGTTAATAGCGCCTGCACATTGCTCAGCAGTTGCCAAGTTAGTAGCTACCGGCAAGGACATGCCTAGAATGGTTTGTTGGTTATTGTTAGTGGGGTCAATATCAACACGACCACTGACAGTAACCATATTCCCAACTTGCATATACTGTGCAACGAAGGCCGTAGAAGCTGCAACGTTAGTAGTATTAAACAATGTAGGAGTATAAGTACCAGTAAAGATACCAAGGTTGTTCCTAGCTGCTAATGCTGTGCTGGCTCCTGTACCACCATCTGTTACTGCTAAGTCTGTAATACCAGTAATCGAACCACCAGTGATAGTCACTGAGTTAGCATTCTGTGTAGCAATGCTTCCAAGGTTCAGAGTAACCCTTGCTGCTGTAGCGTCAGCATCATCAATCAGACTTCTACCGAACACTGTCAGGGATGTTTCACCATAAGCATCTACACCAGCCGAGTAGAACAATCTATCAGCTACAGTACCAAAGGTAGAGAACTGCTGAAGTGTGTTATCCCAAGCCTGTACATCTGCACCAATAACCAATCCAAGGTTTGTACGAGCACCACTTGCAGTAGAGCTTCCTGTCCCACCGTCAGCAATCGTAATATCAGTGATACCTGCTACAGAACCGCCAGTGATACTCACGCTGTTACTATTCTGAGTAGCGATTGTGCCTAAACCTAGATTAGTCCGTGCAGTAGGAGCATCACTTGCGCCAGTGCCACCATCAGCGACTGTAATATCTGTAATCCCTACAACACTACCACCTGTGATAGCGACGTTAGAGGCATTCTGCAATGCCATGTCACCAAGACCCAGTGTTCCACGAGTGGTGGCAGCAGAAGTATCATCTAGGATTGTACGTGCAAAAGGAGTGAGGACTGTTTGAGCAAATGTATCTACACCAGTGCTATAGGTCAGGCCATCTGCTGCTGTAACTTGAGCAGCCAAAGCTGTCAGTGTAGCGTCAACAGGCTGGGCACCAATAGAGCCAGTTGTAATCAGTACATCACCTGTACCACCGTTGACAGTGTTTACTACATCTTGAATGGCTGTTTTACTGAGCTTATTTGGGCTTAAAAGCGTTTCTAGCTTAGCTTTGATATCTGTGGCTGAATAGACCCGATCAGTGATTACGTTATCAAAAACACCGCGTTGAAGAGTGGCTGTGAAGTATGGAGCACCAAGAGCATTACCCTTGAGAGCTACACTGTCAGCACGGATTTCAAAACGAAGTTGAACACCTGCACTAAGAATTACAGGGCTGTCTGTAAAGTCAAATGTATTATCACCCAATACCCAAGTAAGGCCGTCTAACTCTTTCTCCCAACTGGTCTTGTTGGGCAGATATTTAAGTACCGCACCATTACTGATCTGACTGATCTTAATGCGAACGTTGGTCATCGGTGCGTAGGTACGAAACTTAATAGCATTCGTTCTGGCATTGTTGATGACTGTGTAATCGTAAATCAGAGGATTATCAGGAAGGTTAGTATTATCTACACCTTGCGAGATAAACTCAAATTCAGATTCAATTAGATGAAAAACTGTAGGCTCTGAAGAGATTGCAGTACGAGGGGTATAGAAGTCTACAATAGTATACTGACGTTCGTTAAGAAGGTTAGAAATACCAAGGAAACCGGCTACTTCTGAAAGCTTAAGTACGTCACCAAACTGTACCGATCCCGACTCCACGCCAAATCCAACTGGAGCGAGGATAGATCCATTATCCAGAACACGCATGTTGGAGCCAGCGAACTCACCAGTTACAGTCTTATAAGGAATTTCACCGATTGGGACGTTGGCGAGACTTGCAACTTCACCCGGCAGACCAGTAACCACAGGCGTGTAGTCAAACCATACTCCACCAAGACGACCTTGGTAACGAGTGATTAAGTCAGGACCATCCAGAAACACTAAACGAATCAACAGATCACTGTTTGCATCGTAGAGAGCGAGCTTAGAAGGGTTGCTTGCAAAGTAGGAATCACGAGCAGCTATCGTAGTAGCTTCATCTACTTCGTTGAATGTATTAGTCTCAACACCCATTCGTAAAGCTTTACTACGTGGGAATTCTGTAATAGACATTAGAATTCCTTAAACGAATGGTTGAACAGAAATATGGGAGTTACCTAAAGCTACAGCTTTAGCCCACACAACCTGAGTTTCGTTTTCAATTACAATACTAGCCCGAGGTGCTAGGAGCCAACCATTCTCAGAAGAAGCTGCTGGTTGTGTAGGATTAATAATAACACGAACATCGTTAGAACTTTTATTTTGAATTACAATGGGGCTACCAGCAATAATTCCCGTAAGTGTATTACAGTCTTGGTAGGTTGCCCCGGTGAGTATCAGATCAGGAAGTGTTGCCAAGGTTATTTCCCCTTTGAAATGTTTTATTTTTGTAGTTTTGGGGAATGTAATAAAGCAGCCCCGTTAGACGGGGCTATTACATCTTAATCAGTAATTTCTACTTCATAGTTGTATAGAGCTTGGTACGCACGAGGATCTAGTTCGTCCTTATACTTATCAGCCAAACTTTTTAACATCTGTTCTTTCTTATCTTTGTAGCAAAGGAAAGCTTCTTCAACAGTTCCGAAAACGCCTAGATAACGACTACGTTCACCATCGCCACACCAAGCTTCATATCTGTTTCCAGATTTACTAGGCTGTACGCCAATTGGGTAATCACCACGGAAATTCTGTCGTTTGGTTAATGCGGCGTTCACATTCTTAGGAAGGAATACGCAAGTCTCGGGAGAATAGATCTTATTACCTTTGATTAGTAAATCTTTATCTAGTTCCCAACCTTTAGTATTGAATCCCGGCTGGACAACAGCCCACTCTTGGAAGATTGAGGAGTTATGCCAGTGAGTACAAACATTTGCGTCATAGTATGCAGGTTCAAGAGAAGCTTCGTCATAACAACGCTTCATTAAACTTAACCACCTACGGGTTGCCGGGTGTGCTGTCTTTGTCTCTGGACTACCGTAATAACCAACACCATATACTGAAGGACACAAATAGTCTTTGATCACACCGTCTTTAATATGATCTAACCTTGTTTTGGTCACATAACCAGTGTCAATAAACTTTACAGTAATATTTTCACAGTTCGCATACTCTGTGATTTGGTATTTACCGTAGCTTTTGGTTTCCAGTATCTTACCTTCATATTGCTCTTTAAAACTCATAAATAAAACCCTTTTAGTCAAACTCATCAATGTCTGCAACAGGGACATTGTAACAAACCCTTCACCGAAGAGTTTGCTAAAAAGGTCTTACTGTTACAATGTTTTTAAAGACCGTTGCAGCGGCCTATAGATAGTTGCCGATTCACCTACCTGCCCGGTAATCAGACTCTTGGATTCTAAAAGTAAATCCACCTTCTCCACTTGATAGCTTACCTATCAGCATTTACTCTAACCATCCGCCAGAATGGTTTGGGTTAGGACTAGGCAGTCCCGATACCAGACCGCAGTCTGATTCTTTTGTTACTTAAACTGAACATTTATTGTCGAATGTCTAGGATACGTAACTTCTAAGTACCAACAAAACATCACGATATCATTACACCTAATACTGTGCAGCTTTTGTGTTATTCATCATCTTCTTGTTCGTCAGGATCGACATAGACAAGGCTTAGACGTGGTTTAAGTTCTTTACTAATTTCAGCAGGGGTTTGTTCAGGCTCTTCATCTTCACGCTTACCTTTAAGGCGAGCATTGAAAGAACCAAGTTCTTCAGCAGATGCACTCTTAATAACCGAAGTAATGCTCTGAATAATCCATTTTGCGCTTGCCACACTATCAGGATTCACTTCTTTATTATTCAAACTCTTATCAATAAGTTCAAGGGCGATATCTTGCCTTTCAAGAAGCTTATCTGCAAGGATACGCAACTTGGATTTGTTGATCCTCACACGGGAATTACCCTTGGTGTTACGGTTACTCAGCTCACCATCGAACCGGTGAGCTTTCTGAGCATCTGTTTGTGGTTTTTTATTAGCCAATTAACTCACCTTTTCCTAACCCACTTATTTGGTGTCTGAATATATTTATACTCGATAGTTTGACCACCGGATACAGTTGTAGGTGCATTTAGAATAGTCCCTGTAACAGCGGTCAGTGTCAAAGTAGTAATGGTTTGAGTAAAAGGAATTACCACATTTTGACCATCTACAGGTGACGTTGGTAGTGCTACAGTAAGAGTTGCAAGCGTCCCTGCTGGATCAATTATTACATCTGCTGCCGTACTAGACCCACTAGGACATTGAACAGTTGTACCCATAAGTGGTGTAAAGTATGCGTAGTCATTAATAACTTTGGGTAGTTGAGAAAACACTACTGTAGGGAGAGTAACAGATGCTACGCCGGGAGTAATTACTTTCCATCCTGCACTTGCCCCGCCAGACTGTGCGTTGTTCTCAATTACATGACCAGCAGCATAATAAAACCCGTCTGAAGGAATTGCTGTTGCAAATTGCTTCGTTACAGAAACCAGTTTCCATTCTGCTGGTTGTCCGAGCTGCGGAACAATCCTTTCAAAGACTGCTGTACCACCACTCGGGCAGGTGATTTCAGGAACGCCTGCTGCACTTAGGCTAATGTTTCCATTATTCCTGTATGTGTTAGCCCCGATTGCAAAATGCACAATCCTTTGGCCTGGCATTGCATATCCATGAATTGTTGATATGCGAATAGTCCTATCAGCATTTGGGGATACAAAGTAGTTTGGATGCCCAATACCGTCAACCACACCAGAAGCATCTGTGACAACAATCTTATGCTGACGATCATTCTTGAATAGACCCATACCAGTAGTACGAGCATTGTTTTGTCCAAGGTATTCCCACATAGTAACTTGGTCAAGACCTACACTAGTAGGTGCAACCATGTTGTCTGTGGTTCCTAAGATAAAACCACCTGCACCCATGGATGTACGACTAGCTACACCCTCTCGTTTGATACCACCATCACCAGCACCACCTTGAATGAATGCCGCTGCGACTGTTTGGGAGATACTGACTTGATATGTACCAGCCTTACCAGTAGCTCCAGAGAGTTGAGTAACAATCTTTGTACCTGCTGTTACTCCAGTACCCGCAATCGACATACCATTGGCGAATCTACCTTTCATGGCAGAATCACTGTTGATAAGCATCGTAGTTCCGGCTATTGATCCATTGCCACGCCCTGCACCAATAGTACCATTACCAGCATTTGCATGTCGGTTAGCGCTCCACGCCTTATGGGCAGAGTCTTGCACATCAAGACAGATACCAACAGATTCAAACCAAGTTTCATTTACTGAGTTGTTACTGCAAGCACCTTTATCCAAGTAACCAAGGCGAGTTTTCTCACAGGCGAACCCACCCATGGAAATAACACCTGTAGCACATCTTGCAGCTTGCCCAACCCCCGGAAGGTCTGAAGTACTTTCACCGTGACCATTAGGGCCATCAACAGCAATCTCTGCGGGATTTGGATCATATGTAATCAGCACACCATAATCAGAAATAGCATCTGGGTCAGTATCCATACCGCCAGTATAACCATTCTCAAGTTCAATCTGACCATGTTGACCAGTGAACATGTAGCCAATACTTCCGATAGCTCCACGGACACCTACTTGGCAATCTTGAAACTTAACGAACTGGTTTGGTAAGAGTGAGTGAGCGTCTGTATACCCACCACGCGACCAAATCCCCTTGTTAAAGTTGATTACCCGAAGGTTTCTGAAAGTAGAGTGCCACAAACCACCTTGTGTGTAATCGACGTCCCACTGTGCATGCAGATACATACCCCATTGAGTTGGGTTTACAGGTGGAATATTGAAAGAGTCAGATACACCACCACTAATCGTGAGATTTCGCCAACCACACTCTGCAACGATGCCTCTGTCGATTTGGACAAGTCCATAAGTATAACCGGGATCAGCAACTGGAAGGGCACGGATACCACAACCTCTTACACTTGTCCCTTCGCAAACAACCTTAGAATAAATTGTAGCTACAGTTACAGCCGACAACCCTTCTTGCCAGAAAAGTACACCACCGCCGTGATTCTTAAGGTATTTTTGACCATTATCAATTGCAATAGTATCGTCTACGATATTATCAGCAACACGACCAAACTCTTCAGCGAAAACTTGACCTGTTTTTATGCGATGGAATCTACCTGTAGTGACTCCCGGCACTTGTAGTACATAACCACCATCATCTGGAGTTACTGATGTTGATTTCCATACGAAGCTCCCACCACCTCGTGGACCCCTGTATGGGTTAACAATAGCCCAACCATCAAAATAAGAAGTCATGTCATAAGTAATGCCAGATTTTCTAGGTGCCGCTAACAAATCAGCAATCGAGAACACTGTTACTACCGAACTACCAACGTTTAATGCTGCACCGTCGGCAGCAAGATCTGTAATACTTACTTTAGTAGAAAGGAGGCTTTCTGTATATACAGCACTAGCTTCTGCATCATTAGCAGAGTTAAGAGCATCTTGAGCACTAGTAGCAGCTTCAGAAGCTTTAGTAGTTGCTGTAGTAGCAGATGTCTGAGAAGCTGTTGCACTGTTAGCTGAGCTTGTAGCTGATGCTTGTGCAGATGTTGCAGATGTCTGTGAGTTAGTTGCTGAGATGCTGGATGCTGTAGCGCTATTTGCACTTGCTACAGAACTATTCTCAGCATTTGTAGCGCTAACGGCTGCGTTAGAAGCACTTACAGCAGCCTGAGTGGCTGACGCACTAGCGGCATTCTTACTAGCCAATGCACTAGCAGCATTATCAGCTACTTGCTGAGCCAACCCATCACTATGAGCTGTTTGATCCAACATCAACAATTCGTTTAGAGTTGTTTGAGTTGTCTCATCTGTAATCTCAATGTTCCCAATGTTAGTGTAGCCTCTATATTCAAAGCTATAGACACTAACGTGATACCATCCATTGGGAACATCAATTGAGTAAGCCCCATCAACATCTGTCTTAAAGTCCTTTTGTACAAACATAAGAACTTGTTCAGAAGTGTTGTTAGCTGTAATCCGTACAGAGGAATTTTTGTATGGTTCACCTGTAGGGGTTAGAAGAATACCTGAAAGAATCATATTGTCCCTACTGGAATGTACTTGAAATTATTATTAGAATAGAATTTTCTTAGTTATACTCGCAGTCGAGGACTTGCAATATTCATAAGGAAGGAATATAACTAAGAAAATATTCTCTTAAGCGAGAAGAGGGACACTTAAGAGAATATGAAAGATAACTGATAGGAGAGGATCAGTTATCTTTAAGGTCCGGCATAGAGGAGGAAGACGCCGGGAGGAAACATAGCATTAATAGAATTTCTTCTTAGTTGCTATGGTGAAACAAGTTTGATGTTTAGGAATTGCACCTAACTAGCTAAGCAATGCCCTTGGAATATCCACTTTCTATATCCGAGTTGAACGGATCAAGGACAGCCGCGTTCACACTAAGTACATCAAAAACTTTAACAAGTAATAACAGGAGGATTGTTAATCCAAAACGTTGGATCAAACTGCTTACCAATAAGATCAACCGGTTTAGGCCGGATCACATCCCAATTAATTGGGAGACCTTTCTCCAGAGGCTTGTCTTCAACAGAATAACGATCAGGCGTCTTCTTATCAAACACAAGTTTCAAATGATCTTTAATCACTAACCATTGTTTTTCAGAAATTGTGTCTGTGTCGGATAGCTCTACGAAGCCTTGGAGCCAATACGTGAAGGACTCAGGAGTCATACCCATTCCTCTTCATTTGTAATGATATCAGGATGTACATCAAAACCTTCGTACTCATCTTTAAACATTTTATTTCTCCTTAGCTTGCAATACATTATACATGATATAGTATAACAATACAAGCTTTTAATCATTAAGTGGTTTAATTGGCGTAACATCTTCAGGAACAAGCTTTTCAGTTAATTCTTCAAACTGATAATTTCTAGTTACACAAAATTCAGGGTGATCAATAACACCTTGGCATGACCAGCAGATATCATTCATGGTTCCATCTGGAAGATCAAACATCAATTCTCCCCGAGTTAGAATAGCTTGGCAACTTGTACATCTCATGATTGGATTCCTATTTGATTATTTCGGAATCCGCTCCTGATTCCTTTAGTGATGTAGATAGAGTATCAGTTAGTTGACTTCCTTGTCAATAGTTTATAAAAATAATTATTTACTAAGCTCAACCATCCTATGATAATACAGATGGTTATCCCTATTCACTGTTAACTGCCAGCCTGACTGGCTCTCGCCAAGACAGTAATTACATTCAGAATAGTACCAATTGATATAACCTTTTACTCCTAGATATGTCTCTTGTCTCTCTTTCATTTTATCTACAAGATAACCAACACCACATCGCTCGCAATTCTCTAACATTCACTTACCCTCTTTCTGAAAATAAAAATTAATCTTCGTCCCAACTACTTGGTAGGCCATCCATCATTTTATAGAATTCAATGTCAATATACCCATACCAAGCATCTCTAATGAAAATACAAACTTCCCCTGTTGGGTGGTAGGGATCGATCTTAACATCATTTATGTGACAGTTATAACGTTTTGCAATCCAATGAATTTCTTTGTGGTAGTCCACTCTAATTTCTGGTCGTTCAAAGGAATAAGCATCTACGTATCTACTCATACGCTCAATTTCTCCTCAATTGTTTTACCGCTATCTTTCCAACTCATTGTAATTGGTACGGGGTAGTCTACACCAAATCGTTTACGGAAACAATCACCCATCGTAGTAGACAACAAGTCCGCATACTTAGCTTGCACCAAAAATGAATCATGCACTGGAAGACAAGCTACATTCTTTTCAATCATCACTTCAAGAATATCATTAGCCAAGTGACTATCAGCATTCTGCAAGATGCGACCATAGCTTTCAGATGAACAGAAGCTATCAACAAACTGTGGGTAAGCATTGTAGATAAGAAGCATGACAGCACTAGCATTACCAAGTGTGTACTTCATTTTATCTTCAGCTTTCAGCAAGTTAATCTCTTTACGGATAGCATCCTGTGCAGTTTCTTCACTGAAACAGTTAAACATGATGTTCACTGCAAGCTTCACCATACGACGATCTACTTCATTTGTCTCATCCTCAAGAATCCCTGAATATACATCCAATGGAAGGTATTCAACATCAATATCTTTCAAAGCTGCTGCTACACGAAAATGAAGATTACAGAAGTCGATTTCACAAACATCTTGACCTTCAATCTTGATATCAAGCCGTGCATCTGTATCCCGATTCTTGATAGCAAGTACATCAGCTTTATAGAACCTACCACCATAAGCAAATGATTCATTAAAGATACGACAGTAGAAGTTAGTTAGAACTTTCCCGTTACCATCAACAATGTTGAATGATTCGTTCATATGATTAAGATTACGAACCACCTCCTCCATCTTCTTTACATCTTGTGTGCTCCTGTAGGGAATCGAATTCTTGTTCTCATCCCGAAGCTCAATCACTTCAATCGTATCTTCGTAAGCTTTCATAGATTCCTCAATTAATTCTTCAATCTGCCATTCTTTGATAAACTTCTCTGTTGGCACAATGAAGCTAACCTCTCTCTTCTCTTTAATCTTATGTGCCTTACCTACTGTGTTTACCACATATCCTTGCTCTGTTAGGAATGCAACACACTTGATAACCTTACTAGCGTTAATACCTTTCTTACTCACTACCTTACGGCTACTAGTCATACGACTGTAGACAAGAAGATTATTCTTCTTAAGGCAAGCAATGAGATTAGTGATAACAACACCTAATGTAGTGAGATCTTTATATCCCATATTACGTATTGAATTACTAACTCCCCTACTAACCTTAATATCATATGTAAGTAACCTAGTATTCAAGATTACATCACCACCCATCCTCCATACCTCTCTCCTATCATATAGCTTGATTTTAAAGATAAAATGCTCTACAGGCCACGTCGTTAAAGGGCTTCAGTAAAAATCCCATAAATAAGTTTGTGTTTTTGTCTCAATTCACTCCCACAAGATTAGCACTCATATTTTCAGATGTCAACCCTGCCTCCAGACAATCCCCTATTCCAACAAAATCTAACCAGCATAAAATCTTTTGAATTCACGCTTGCTTTCCTTGAATCTGTAGCGTAAGATAGGCTCATCTTAATCAGAAACACAAAGGAGAGGAGAAATGACTAAAGACGAGTTTATACAATTTTTAAGCTCCGACAAGGAGTGGAGAATGATTGATGAAAATGAATACAGAGCATATGATAGTGGATATGAATATACAGAAAGCTGGGCGTATATCTTGGTGGATGAAATTATCCACGGGTGGACACAGCTTGAAGGTGGTTACGATGAGGGCAATTGTGATAGCATCCGGTATAAAACATATGAAGATTTGATAAGGAACGAATTCTAAATGACCCACCAATTTGCAGACATAGACATTGATGAGATTTACAGTGGTTATGTGTCTTGGAGCAGTACAGATGTTCTATGCATTAATTATTCAGGCCCAACACAGTCAACCTATTATACAAGAGAGGACTTGATTAAGATGTTAGACATTTTAGATGGAAAGGAAGAAGGAGTTCGTAGACTATGATTTATCTACTCTATTGGTTTATTTGTGCAATCGCATCATTTATGCTACTCAAAACCTACATCACCTCCAACCTGAGCCGCTTACCCTCTCCACCAGAGAACATCGCTCAGGCTATGAGAAATGTCGCTAAAAGAGACACTTCTGATGATGTTTCGTATGCTCCACCAGATGATTGTCCAGACTACGTGTACTCGGCTGTGTTTTGGACAGTGTTGCTTGTGATAAATCTGTTTACATGGCCGCTGGTATTGGTTACACTGATTTGGTGGAACATTAATAAACAAGACTTTTCAGATTTTAGGGGATTGTGAAATGACTGAATTAACTTGGCACCTTGAGCGTGCAAAAGCAACTTTGAATGAATGGTATATGATTGCAGAGAGTTACTTACGACAAGAAAAATTCTTCTTAAATCTCGTCATCCCATCAGAGAAATATGCCAGGATAGTCCGAGGTAAGGCATTGCATAGTAAAACTGCTGGACTTGTTTGGCACGATAGGTACAAAATGTGCTTAGACGTACAAAGGAATATATTTAAATGACTGACACCAGACAATGTGAATTTTGCAGAGACAGATTAGAAGAGTTCGCACAAGACAGCGTCGAATGTGGAGCGTGTAACGGAACTAGACTTATAGGAATCACTGAATGTTTCTGTCATGCACATACACCCGGAGAATGTGGGTGTGAAGTAGATTGGTCTGATTATGTAGATCTTGAATATTGGGAGGATGAAGAATGAAACTATGCTGCGGTAACGGAAAGCCTTATGAAACCCTAACAACTATTGAAAAGTTAGGATGCAACAACGATCACTGCACAGGTCCACTTCTCATAGAAGACTACGATCTTCTCTTGACAGGACTTGGAACATTCTGCACAAAGGATTGTGTGTCTAGTGATGATTTGTGTAAATTATTGAAGGAGAAAGAAGAATGAAAGGTATTTTAATTGGTTGTTCAGTTGGCTTGGGCTTGATTACTTTATTAACACCAATCGCTGCACCAGCTTTAATTCACTGGAGCATTCCTTTGATCATTGCTTTTAGTAGTATTATTGGGCTGTTTGGATTTATCGGATATAAGAGCCAGCAATGAAACCACAAGAGATTGACAAGATTAAACAATTAGATGTGCAAGGCTGTAATGGAACGATCCAAGGCACTCTGATGGACCCAAACATCAACCAAGCATCCTATCCAGAAGTGTTGTATTATCTTCTTCGTAAAACATTAGAAGAGAAGAGCTACTTTGAGCGAACTACTAACAATATGATGGCTGTATTACGTGCGAATAATTTACATGAGGAGATGAACAGGTGTTTGGAGTTGAAGGAATGAATATTAATTTCGAGGCTACAGCGGCAGAATTGCAAGCTGCATACGGCGATAACTGTGATTTCTCAAAACCTATTGAAATTACATTAGGTAAAGAGGTGTTCACTTGTTGGGTGACTAGCTATGACCTAAGAAAAGAGAACTGGAGAAATGAAACATTGATTCAAGTTCATTCCGAAGGACGCTCTAAGCGGCTACAGGATATTGAGGATGCTAAAGCTCTCGTAAACAAGACTAAAGAGGCTCACAAGGAAGCGCAACGCAAGCTCGCAGCACTGACTGAAAATAAGTGAAATATTATGTGAAGAAATTTGTAAGAAAAAGCTTTACAAGCGTTGCGTAGTGTGAGATATTGGGTTCGTGGAAATGTGAAGATCAATGAAAAGGTAGTTTAATTAATATAAGGATACATAAATGAGTACCAAACGTAATAAGCAAGCTGTCGTTGAACAACGCTGGGAAGAGAAGGCTGAAAAAGGCCGTGAAATTAAGCCTAAATTTGAGGAGGAGCGTGCAATACGGGTTTTACCTTTAATGGCTAAGAGTGATGCTCAACGGGATGCGCTTAAAGCGTTTACAGAGAAACAACTTGTGATTCTTTCAGGTACTGCTGGTACAGGTAAGTCTGAATTGATGTGCTGGTGGGCAAGTAAGCTGTGGCTTGAGGGTAAGATTGATAATATCGTAATCTGCCGTCCACATACTTCCTTGGGTAATGATTACGGTGCAGTAACTGGTAATGATACACTTAAGCTTCTGCCATTCTGTATGTCTATGATGATGAAGTTTAAAAAGTACCTTGGATTTGGTATTCTCAAGAATAATTTTAAAATGGAAGTAACAGAAGGGCTGTTTCAGGAAGCTGCCGGTATCCAAATTGTTCCAATCGAAAAAATACAGGGTCTGTCGTTCAGCAGTAACACAATTATCCTTGCAGACGAGCTCCAGAATGCTACGCCTGCACAGATTAAAGCATTGGTAACGAGGGCCGAGGAAGGCTGCCAGCTCATCGGGGCTGGTGACTGTCGCCAATCGGCGTTGGGTGGTGTTAATGGTCTTGCAAAACTTGAAGAAGCGTTGCTTGCGCATCCACACGCAGACGCAACAGTAATTAAATTTACACCTAAAGATAACTGCCGAAGTGGGGTATCTGGTCACTTGGCTAAGATCTTTGAGGAACAGGGGAATTGGTAAATGGTTGGAAAAGTTGGGGCTGGTAGAATTGACCTTACGGGTCAAAGATTCGGGAGGTTAGTTTGTATAGATTCCATATCAGAAGTTATGCCTACAGGACGAAGGCAAGTATACTGGAATTGTATCTGTGATTGTGGGGAAACAACTCAGGTAAGACCTCAACCACTCAAATCTGGCAGAATTGTTTCTTGTGGCTGTAAACAGAAAGATAATTATAAAGCTAAATCTGAAAATGCTTTTTGTGATCTTCCTGAATACAGTATTCTTTCAGATATCAGACGTAGGTGTGATCCAACATCAAAACATTCTTCTGTAAAGAACTATGGTGCTCGTGGAATCAAGGTATGTAAGGACTGGTCAATAGTTGGACGAGAGGGTCTTGATAACTTCCTGCGGGACATGGGACCAAGACCTTCGCCTAACCATAGTATTGAACGGATTGATGTTGATGGAGACTATTGTCCTGAGAATTGTATCTGGACAGATGACGATGGACTTCAAGCGTTTAATCGGCGTACTAAGAAAAGTAAGTCTGGTATTCCGGGTGTAATGATGGATATGGGTGGCTATGGTTACAGAGTGTCAATTGGTAAAGATGGTATCAAGCATTACCTAGGTTTCTTCAAAGACCTAAAAGATGCAGCTGAATGCAGGAAACAAGCAGAACTTGATTTTTATGGATTTAATTTAAAATGGGAGATGCCCGAATGACAGCAGAAAATGGTTTTCTAACTAAGCCTTCTCAGGTGATTACAACTAGCTTTGTTAACACTGAATATAACTTGTATCTGCACGGTGCAATCGGTGAAGCCGATGAAATGATGGAGCACTATTCTGTATTTCATAGTGCCGGACCACAAGACCTTATCCGCCTATGGTTGGTAAGTCCGGGTGGTGACCTTTCTACCGGTAGCGAATATGCAAAACATATGGAAGAATGTAAGGCACCAATCATTGGTATTGTTGGTATGGGTACAGCCAGTATGGCTACTGCGTTGGCTATGAAATGTGATGATCTAGAAATTAGTGACATGTCAACTTTCCTAGTTCACGGGTTTTCTTACGGAACAGGAGGAACCGAAAACTCTGTCTACAATCAGGCTGTATTCAATAAGAAGTTGAATGAACGTTGGGTACGAAACACTTACACTGGGTTCTTGACTGAAGAAGAGATTGTTGATACCCTTCGTGGGGTAGACATTCTGATTGACTCAGAAGATTTGCAGAAACGTTGGGACATGTTTAAAGAATATCGTTCTAGTCAGCCTTGCAGTTGTGGCGATCCGACATGTGGGAAGCCTCCACAGGACGAAGAAGATTTTGGTGAAATCGAGGAGTTCGACCTTGAAGAGCTGATTGAACAAAAAGTTCAGGAGGCTCTGGCTGCTAAGAAGCCTTCACGCACAAAACCAGCAAAACCTGTGGAAAAAGTTCAATAAAACACTAGACAAAAATACGTGGGAGGGGTAAAATTCTCCCACAAACTAAGTAAAGGAGAGAAATAAAATGATTAGTCGAGAAGAGATTGAGGAACTTTCTAAAGAATACCTAGAGGAATTAGAGAAATCTGCTGAACAGGAAGAATATTAATGCAAGTTCATATTGAGAAAGTTCTTGACTTAAAACGACAGCTACGGGAAATTAATTCTATTCCACTTAAAGATATCGTTTGGTTAAAGAATGGTAATAAAGTAGAATGCTCACAACAAGATATTGAAGACTTCCGTTTCATTGGACTGAGTAATACAGAATTCGTAGAGTTTTATTTGGAGAATGATGAGTGAACTACTACGACCTTATAGAACTTGACGACTACCAAGAAGATGTCCAAGCAATTCAAGAAATCTGTTTCGATGTAGACCCTTATTGGAATATGGAACAAGATTTAGAATCTAGTTGTATTGATTGAGGAGAAATGTAATGCCGCTATACATGTTAATCAAAACACAAAATGGACACAAAACAAACATTGGACTATTTGATACACAAGCTAAGGCCCTTGCGATGAGCACGTCTCTTGAGTTGGAATTGTTTGATTCTGGTAATTTGTGCGGAGTGTCTTTTTATGTTGAAGAGTGGCACACGAAATGACTATTGAAAAAGAAGTAATCCAAAAGTTTATTGATCATCTTGTAAAGCCTGATTTGTTTCTTGACGAAATTTGGTTTGAAGATAGATATGGAAATGTTCACTGGAATGGTGAAAATAATATTGACGATTTGGTCAATGGAGATGGTGACACCTATTCTGGGGATATCCGTACAGAAGTAGTTGAGATAGATGGCTATGCACTTTACACTATGGGCGATGACTGCGGTGGTGAAGGTCAGCTAATCTTTAGACTTAGTAATAAAATTGACCCAAAGGATTACGAATGAATTACCAAGATATTGAATACGATCAACTGGAATCGAGCGTAGAGCACTGGATACTATCAGATCCTTATGATGCAATCGAAAGTCTAGGAGAAGATGTAGTTTCAGCCGTAGCTGAGGTATTGGATTATGAGCAATAGTGCATTTGATATCTTTCTCGATCATTGTGTTGATGAACACTACGAGGATACTGAAGAAGATTGGGAAATTCCCTGGCCCGATGAAGATCCTGAAGTAGATAATGCCCCAGATTACGATAACTATGACGGCTGGGATGATATGCAATGATGAGGATTGTGAAAATCATCCCGCATATCCCTTATTATCTAGCTGAAGGAAATATTGTACAAAAGAAGTGGAAAGAAAGTTTTGTAGATAGAGTTGGGAATAAAGCGATATTGACAAAAGTATTGGTAGTTACAAAGAAACAGAAGCTTGTGGAATATACGATTCAGGTACGTTGGGAAGACTAGGAGTTAGGATATGGGTGAGAAGAAGAAAGAGATTGTTTCAGTTGTAGTTTCTTATGAAGAATTTACGAGTTACGATCATATACCAGTTGGCAACTTCTATTTCAAGAACGCTCTAGGGGATATTATTTACCTGAAGACTTCTCAACGTGAACTGGCTCAGGCGTGGATTGATGAGTACGCTGGTGTGAAAGGAAAATATGTAGCAATTCCATCTAAGGTATTTAAAACTAAATCTAGGCAGGAGAATGGACTTAGTACGGCCACGGGAGTTTCCACGAGGAGGGGCCAACAAAAGTGAAGCAGAAAGAATACAACACATACTTCGACTTCGCCCGTCGTGTAGCACTTAACTCTTATGCTGAACGTAAGAAAGTAGGAAGTTGCCTAATCACACCCGACGAAGTACTTCTGATTGGGTGGAATGGGAGCCCGAGTAACTTTGACAACAAGTGTGAAGATGACCAAGGTAATACTTTTAGTCACATTTTGCACTCTGAGTCGAATGCTATCATGAAGGCTACAAAGGCTGGAGTGAGCCTGAAAGGAAGTACAATCTTCACAACGTTGAGCCCCTGTCAATCTTGTTCAAATTTGATTGTACAAGCTGGTATCACTAAGGTAGTATATGGAGAAGTCTACAGAGATGCTTCACCACTAGAATTTCTTCAAAAATGTGGCGTTCAGGTTGAACAATATGGAGAGACTTAAACCGATCAACGGATCTTTCGATAACGTAGTAAGAGAATGCTTCAAAAAGAATAAAAACTCTTGCATTTCTTGGTTTCTTAGCTCATCATACTGTTACTACATCTTGTACCAGTCGCTGATGACAGATGAGGCCTTTGATAAGATGTGCAAGTGGATGCTGGAGAATTATGATTCACTGGAACATGAACATAAGAGTTTGGTAACAAAAGATATGCTGAAGGCTGGGAGTGGATATAACATACCATATGATGGCTATCCCTTGAGAGTGCAGAATTCAGCAAGTTATTTTATTGAAGCATTGTATAAATCGAAAGGAGAACAAAATGCACAGTAAAGAATCTAAGTGGGATGCAGACGAAATTGTCGATACGAAGAAATTGCAATTCTTCAGTCTGTGTCAAGTGATGAAGGCACTTCACTATAACTATGTAGAATACCGCTCATCACCTTCACGCTTTGAAAGTAAGCACCATTCCAACAAAGGTCGTGAAGTAATTAGTGTAACCAATGCTATCCGCTTGCACAATGGGGACAATATCAAGTGCGTGTTTGGTAGACCTCCAAGTAAACTCACTATCCTATCTTTCAATGACTACACAATTGCTAATGCAAAAGCTGCACGAGTGGTCAAGAAGGTCAAACTGCAATTCTGTCGTCAGACGAATCAGTTAATTTGTCAAGACCATCGAGTTCAGTTTGTATATGGTAGTTACTCCTCCTTGTTTCTCAAAAACAAATATTTGGGGTGACTTATGGACAGAGCCATTGTGTATTTATTTGAGGATTCAAGCTGGGTGTACGCTTGTGAGTATAATCACGGATTCCACAAAGAGAAGGGCAGGTACGTAGAAGTTATAGTGGGTAGAGGATGGAGTTCCCGTGAGATAGGCGAGATGCTTACGGAATACTACGAGGAGAACTTTGAAAATTTATTTTAATTCTGTGGCCTGTTTCTCTTGACTGGGAAGCGGGCCTTCTTTACAATTGGACAAAGACAAATCAACTAGGAGAATTAGTATGTCATTTTGTAGGTGGTCAAGTATGGACTTTGGTTGTGATTTATACTGCTATGAATCCGATCAAGGATATGTCACACATGTAGCAAACAACCGTGTTGTTGGAGATGTTCCTAAAATAGATCATTCGTTGTTTAGAGAAAACACAGAAGAAAACTTCGAAAAGTTCTTTGCTCAACAGAAAGCACAGTTTGAATTTCTGGGTACAGCTAAACGTGAACCAATTGGTTTGAAGTATGACGGGCAGACATTCTGCGATGATAAAGAAACATTTCTATCGAGATTGAAGCATCTCCGTGAAGAGGGCTATAGATTTCCAGAGATTACACAGGAAGATATTGATGACTAAAGACAAATTGATTCGACAGGTTGAACTTCTACACTCAGACCTAGAGAAATGTAGTAAACGCTGTAGACGTATTTCCAAAGCTTGTGGATTACCTGATAATGAGCTAATCCAGTACGCTATGGAACAAACAAAAGAAATCTTAATTTATATTGAATCTTTGAGGGATTCTAAGGAAACAACCAATTGAGGTAACATGCACATGAAAACTTCTATAATTATTTTATCCTTTGCTTTAATCTGCACAAGTTGCCTAACGGCCTGTACAATCACTCCACCAGTGAAGCCTGTAGTCTATGGTCCCGGAGTATTTTACGCTAAATGGCAGAATGCTATTCTCAAAGAATGTAATAACAGAGCTGCAATGATTACGTTACAGATTGTGGATGAAAAGATTAAGGAAGGGTGTGCAGTTACGGAAGTGGACGTGTATAGGATTCATAAATATTTGGTTGAGAGGTGTTCTTTGAACTCGGGGATTGTTATATGATTAAGTTAGGAACTAATTGGGTTGAAATAGAAAATAAAGATTTATGTAAAAGGATCTTTGAGCAAACACGTTCAATGAGGCCATATGAAGAGTCAATGTCCTTGCATGTGTGGGAGGAAAGATTTGTTTTAGGTCAAACTCCTTATCGAATCTTTGGAAATTTTACTAATGATGAGTATATTGTTGAGGAGTTGAAATGAAAACATTTGTACCGATGACTGATGAACAACGCCAGCAAGTAAAAGAGAAACGAGAAGCCGCACAATTGTGGGCAAGTGAGAATCTTCGGGAGGATTTTGCTGACGAAACATTCTGGCGTTCACTTTCTAGTGAAAAAGGCATTCGGATGCCACAGCGACATGTGCCCGGAACAGAAATCAAACACCTGAAGCGAGCTTGTAAGAAATTAAACATTGAAGTTAGTGACTTTTTGGAGAGTACAGGCTTCAGTAATCTCAAACAGCTTGCCTCTGTGAATAAAACATGGCCTAGTTGGGCACTTGTTGGCCTCATTTTGGAATATAATCATGACAATGAAACACATGACTACAAATACCCCTCAAAAATCGATTGAAAAGGTTGTTTTGTTGGGTAAAACTGCTATACTGAGCTTCAATCTCCTTAACTGCAAGCACACCTACAGGGGTTACTAAAATGACTTTATTTATTATCTACTTTATTACAGCACTTATAGTCCTTTACACAGAGGCTTTAGATTGCTATAGATGTAAGTCTAAAATGGATGTCCGTTATAGTGTAATATTCTCGCTGCTTTGGATTGTAAGTCTTCCATTCTCTATTTACAGCATCTGGAGGGAGTTGAAATGAATTACCTACACGTTTATTCTGACCAGAAGTCAACCTGTTTTGGATTTGAGCAATATGGTGATGTGGACGAATACATTCTGAACAAGAACAGTCCTGAAAAGAAAATAGTAGTTCAAGATGGACTGGAATACTACACAGTTTATTTCCGAACCATACAAACAATGGAAGATTGTCACAAGCTAGCCGGAATTCAGTTTAAGAATGTAAAGTTTCATGGCATCTTTCATAGTGACTTGATTAACTGGTTGCTTTCACGAGTGAGGGGTTGAGATGTTAGACTCATTGGAGAAGCAACTGCCAGTATTCATCAAACTGGCTGATGAAGTGAGACTTGATGTAACATTGATGCCTAATACTCAGTTCAGTTTTGAGGATGTTAAAACTCAGGGAGCGTGGATGGTGTTCAGTCAGGCGTACAGTCTAGGCGTTCGTGATGGACAGAAACAGATTTGGGAGATTAATAAATGAGAATCTGGAGTTACCACAAATCTGAGGGCTATCTGTGGTTCAGGTTGTTTGGTTATGGACTACACTTTGTAGATCGTTCTAAACACAAGCCATTGTTCTCTACTAGGATTGGTTTTATTAAAGAAAATTCTATCGGCAAGAATTGGAAAGTTAAATTCCTGAAAGGGGACACAGATTACTAAGGAGAAACAAATGACAAAACAAGACCTAATTGGAGCAGCAATAACATTGACATTAATGCCTTGTATTGTTGGGGTGTGGATGGTTTATCATATGAGAGGTGGGAAATGAAATCTAAACGAGAGATGCAGCTAGAGGAAGTGTTGATTGATTTACTGAATACACATTTCTTTTCCAAAGAACTTGAGTGGAGCTGGAACGAAGGGTACTCTCTTCTGGAGAAAGATCCAGACTTGTATCGTAAAATTAATAAATTACTTCCAGAGGTTATTAATAATAAATGACCAACGATAAACTACAGCAGCTAGACAAACAACTCAGGGAATTGCGTAAGGAATTGGAGGATGATTTGTTGAAGTATAAAGATAAGGGATGGTTGTGTGGAGACATCCCTAAGATTAAATGTATTTGGGACAGCATTCCTGTAGCAGACAGATATAAGCCAATGTGTTTGAGTTGTCCTTGTCCGAAGTGTTCGGCTTATTGTTGAGGAGAGATTATGAAACCAAAGATAATGAAGATAGTTGGAGGTCGTCGTTGGGAGTGTTTGATTCCAGAAGATCAATCCCCAACTGGTGATGAGGCTACAGAACAAGATTGGTATGATTACTTGTCTTGCGGAATTGGAGATAGTCCTATAAAGGCTTACGAGGACTGGTTGAGAGACTGTAATCCAAAGGAAGTATTAGAATGATTGAATATGGAATAACTAAAGGTGGCAATCTGATTAGGATTGGTTTTACATTCGAACAAGCTAAGAGTTTTATGAAAGCCAAGGAAGGCGACGGGGATGTTTTGAACTATAAGATTGTTTCTAGAAAGATTGAGGAGTGGAATTAATGTTTGCTGAATGTCCTTGCTGTAAGAAAATAAAGAAGCTACAGAAATACAGACGCCTTACCCAATACCACAACGATGAGGCTAATTGGATTACGTGCTGTAGTGGCTGTAAGAAGCAAGATGATGAGCATTGGAATGCAATGTGGAAAGACTATTATGAATTACAAGGGTTTGGAGGATGCTACGATGGAATATGAAGTAGAGTATACAGTCACTAATTATGGCGGAACAATCACACTAGACAGAATTTACCCGTTTTCAGATTATGTCGAAGAGATGTTTTATAATGGTGTTCTGATGAGAGAAATTAACCTAGATGAAGATGGTATGTACAGGCTGACCATTCATGTTGCGGGTGACGGATATGTTTCAGTAAACCGAATTGAAGAATACGTAGGATGGGTGAGCATTGAATGAAATAAAAGAAAAGGCTGTTGCACTCAGAAAGCAAGGGTTAACATACGCACAAATATCAAGCTCCTTAGACGGGGCTTTAAGTGTTGACTGGTGTAAGAGGAATCTCAAGGGTGTTAAGGCTACCGATAAATACACTCGACTCTATGATCAAGCACTCATCTTATCCAAAAGACAAGAGGGCGTTACAGATAAAGAATTAGCTAGTCTTGCATTCGAAATATTGGGGATTGTAGAGAAAGGAGACATTACCAAATTGAAAGCTAAGATCAAAAGGAAGAAGGGAGATGATGGGGGTGATAACACTGTGCTGGTTCGTCCAGCATGGATGTCACCCAATTCCCCAGCAAAGAGCTTATGGCTTATGAATGAACTGTCTCATGAGCTATATGAAAATATCCAACATCTTACTGACAGATACATTGAGCAATATCCAGAGGCAGACAGGAAGAAAGCTTTACAAGAAATGGTGTACCTATCAAACGCTTGGACGTTGAAGGAGAGTTTAGAACGTCGTATGGAAAGGAACTATCGAACAGTGGAGCGGATTGAGGCGGACTGATCAGGTCTGCACTTTCTTTACTCCTATACAACACAAGAGTGCAGGAGCACTTTAGGGTACATAACACCGCACTTTTAACGCACTTCTCTTATGTGCACTTTACTGAAAGCCTTATAAATCAAGGGCTGTAGGTGGGTGCACTTCTTTTATTATAATATTAATACTCTTACAAAAGAGTACCTCCCAATTCCCCTCTCAGAATATCAACCGGTTACGATAAGTTATTCTGTCTCCTACCTTGTAAATATCTATGAGGTGTCTTCCAGTCTATATAAATACTGGCTCTATTGCTGATGCGTTTAACAGTTCTTGACCCGGCTACTGCCTCAGCTTTTAAGATCCCAAAATATCTCACACGATTGTCTTGTGCACT